AGGGCATCAATGGACGTCATCAATCGTCTGTGTGCTTTCACCTTTTACCTTTCGGATTGGCTGATCTGTTGCAGTTGGTCTGAGGTGAACTCGTCCCGGAAGTGGCGTTCGCTGGTGAGGATGAATAGCCCCACGATGTCCCGGGGCTGCTCTTCTCGCTCAGACAGTTTTCCACCGTTCCGATACTGGCAGTCCGGGCACTCGTTGTTACTTGACGGACACCCACATTTTTGACACTTGCCGCTCATGCCGCACCCCCACAGTCGCACTTCGGCGCGTTCTGCCAGTGCGGGTGCCGGCTCGGCAGATACTTGTGGTGGCTCAACCAGACCGCCTGGGCGCAACCATGCTTGTGCCCGTCCACTTGCTTCGAGAAAATAGGCAACACATGGCGGTCGCACTTCCACCGGTTCTCCAGTATCGGAAGTTGCATTGAATGCTCGTTGCACCCCGGGTAGTTGCACTGAACCATCCGCCTCACCCGCGCGAGGTTCTCGTAGGGAACGGGGTGCATTAAACGGCCCTCCCGTCGCCCACGACTGCCGCTATGGCAGCATTGCGCCCACCGTCTTTCTTGTAGAAGAACCCGGCCAGCTTGCAGGGGAAACCGATGCCGATGAACGCCTTCCACGGATAGATGGTGCAGGCGTCATCGTGAAACTTTTCGACGAAGCCGATGTCATTTCCGTTCAGGTTGATTACCTGCCGGACCATCCGGAAGTCGTTCTGGACTTCGACGATTTTTAATGCAGGGTTCGGGGCCTTGCGAGCCACTGAGAACCGAGACTTATTTGCTGCTATATTCATGCCTCCAAAATACACGAGGGCAGCGGATTGTAAACACCCAAAGTGACGATTTTTACGATTATAGTTTCTCTTATCTATCCAGCCCGGATGATAAGATTCGACGGATTCAGGTCCGCGTCGTTCAGGGCGTCCATGTTGTTGAGCTTTGAACGGAGGGCTCGATGGATCGCCTTTTCGACGGTGTGCGCCGCGAGTAGGACGCGATAGTGTGCGATTGACTTTCCCCCGTCTCTCGGAAGCCGACCGAAGACTTGACGTATCGTAACAGCGGAGTGACAGGGCATCACGTATCCGATCCTCGGGTGTTCGCCGTCCAGGTCCTGCATCGAGAGACAGACACCTCCGGCATCGTTGTTCACAATCAAGGTGCGGCAGCTATTCTCCTGGAAGCGTGCGACCGACGCATCTCGTGTCTTGACCGACTCTGGCGAGCCGTCGATTATCAGTGCCGAGGGAAACCGTTTCGCCAGTTCGTCAATCGTTTGGCGGAAGTTCACGAAGAACACAACTGAAAAACCCTTCTCCAAAGAATCGCGGCCAAGCTCTTCCGCAATCGGGACCTTTATCAGTTCAAGTTCCTGCCGTGCTCTGAGGATTCTCGTCAGCGGGTGGTCCGGCGCTTTGTCGTCTGCCGCCCGAGTCTTCAATAGCTCGATTGCCTCCGCCACCTGTTCATACAACTCGTTTACACGCTCTGGATTCGACAGGTCGTAAAGCTCGGGCTCGATGTCGCAGGCGGGAAATCCCGGGATGTCTTCGCACCGCACTCGCACTCCGCGTTCCGGGATGATCTGGTTGTGGAGCGCGAGCATGACCTGCCGCTGCTCTGCTTCGCTGGCCATCCACTTCCACCCATGAAAACGGTCATCCCGCCGGCAGCCATAGTGGGACGCCCAGCGGTAGAAGGACGGACGGATTTTCTTCTCTAGGCCGTTGCCGGTGAAAATAAAATCGTGGTCGAGGTTATGCAGGTCCAGCAAGTAGCCGAGCGCGCGCATCTGGAGCGGGTTGCTGGCGACCGTGGCGGATAGCCCCAGCACCCGGAGACCCTGGCGCTTGGCGGCAATCAGCATGTCGGCGTTGAGCGAGTCCTGGCCCCCGCAGCGGTGAACCTCGTCGAAGATGACCTGCTTTACGCCCGGGTGAAACGAAAAATGTCCGTAGTCATGTTGGCGCGTTTTCTTCTCAATGCAGTGAATTCCCTGGGAATGGACGTAACAGGGCTCAATCGAATCCAAGGACACGTTCCTCTGGCAGCACTGGCACTGATAGTAAACCTCGCGCCGGCCCGCACCGCCCGACCACTGGCCAAAGGGAGTATTTCCTGCGCGGAGCAATTCGTATCCGACCTGGGAGAACTTTTCTCCAAAGTGTTCAGCCGCACGAGCCCAAGTCGAATGAGCAACCTTCGGGTGAACAACCAAAGTGGGAAGCCCAGAATCCACGGCGACAGCAGCAGCAACGTAGGTTTTGCCGGTGCCAGTGCCGGACTTGTCGATACCGGTGCGCCGATTAGCGAGGATTGTTCTGAGTCGCTCGAAAGGTTCGTGCTGGTGGTCTCGGAGCTTTTCATTCATGGGAAGGGGCACCGCAGGGTAGCGGGCACCCGAGTCGCCCAGAGCTTTTTCGGTATCGGCGAGGGCGTGCTCAACCCCTCGAATCCCGCGATACCACGATACCGCCAGACCTGCGCGTCCTCAATGTATGGATGCCGCCGGTTGTAGCCGATGATTACCCAGCGCAAGAGTAGCGCGTGCCAGAGTTTGCCGAGCCACCAGCGGAAAAGCGTCCGCCGCCCTTTCCAGGACAGCGGACAATACTTCAGCTGTGACTGAAGCTCTTTCATGCCGCCTTGACTGAGCCTCCCTCGACCACGAAGACACCCACGTCCGCCGGCACCATCGCGGGCTTCTCGCCCACTATCGCGGCCAGGATCGTCTTGTTCTGAGACTTCGCTTGTTCGATGAAGTCAAAGACGCTTCGGCCCAAGCTTTCCGCGCGGTCCAAAAGTTCGATGCCGAATCCCGGAGGGTAGAGCGACGACAGTTGCGAGGAGAGCTTCATCAACTGCGACGTGGACAGCATCCCGGCCTCGCAGCCTTCGTAACTAAAGTTGCCGGCCCCGTCAAAAGCCAACCCCGGTATTCCTGACGACTCCCCGCAGGTCTTCAGCTTCGCCAGCCGCTTGTTTCGCAGTTCTCGCGTCGTGGCCTCCAGAGAAAGGATCAGGGCCTCGTCGGCCTCGCGTTCTTTCTGGCGGGTTTGGTTTTTCACATACTGATCGTATAGGACTTGTTCCGCTTGCCGCTTGCTCAACGCCGCGTCCACAGTCGCCGTGTCGGCGGTGTTGGAAATCCTCGCTTCGAGGGCGGTAGTGTCGGGCAACCCCGGCGCTGGAACCTCGTCCTTCCTCTGGTAAGCCGCCAGCCAGTTCTCGGTCTCCTTCAGGCTGGTCTGCTGAATTTCAAGCTCCCGCTGCAAGCGTGTTATCTGCTCTTTATAAACCCGCACATTCCCCTCAGCGGTGTCCACCTTGGCATTAAGGTCCCGGATAAGCCGATTCTCCGCGTTCGCTGCGTCCAACTTCGACTGGTAGCCTTGTCGAAGGTTCGCCAATTCGACGTGCAGGGCTGCTTGCGATTCGATGTGCAGCCTGACGATCTCGGCCCGCTGGACCTGGAGAGTCATCAGGTCCTCCGGCTTGGCCACCTCAGTCAGGTCAATCTCCCCATAGGCTTTAAGCGTCTCGCGCGCCCGGGACGCTTTTTCCTCAGTGGCGAGAATCTCAGCGTCCAGCCCGGCGGTATCAACGGCGAACACCGAAGCGAAGTATTTCTTCCGCTCAAGCTCAGTCATGGCGGATAGGTGGTTCTGGTCCAAGAGAAAAGGGTTCAGCATTTTCTTAACCTCCGCCACCGCGTCTCTGACGGGCGTTCCGTTCTTCTCGAAGACCAACGCCCGGGCTTTCGTGCTGCCATCCTTGGCAACATAAAAAGTGCGTTGGACCGCGCCTGTGTCCAGGTCCATTCGGATCAGCGCTTCGGTCTCGCCCCGGCGGATGATGTCGGAGGGAAAAGTCCCACCGAATACCCACTTGACAGCGTTCAGCAGCGTGGTTTTCCCCTGGCGTATCTCCCCGTAGAAACAGAGAAGGGGCTTGTTCAGTTCGATCACGGCGTCCTCGACGAGGCCGACATTCTTAATGGTTAATTTCAGTGCTTTCATAATTGGTATCCTGCCGCTGGCTGCGCTTTCGGGCGGAGCCACAAAACAATGACTAGGACAAGGACTGCCCAGATAACGCAGGCCATACTCTATCGGGAGGGGATGTTGGGGATAAACCACAAGGCTCCCGCCAAGACGAGCCCGTAAACAAACGTCACGTAAATCATATTTTTCAGCTTATGTATTTTTCGGCTCAATACAGGTCTTCACTGAATAGCGTTCCTTTGGTCCAGCTTTGGTTCCTGATTTGCCCGGCAGCCTCGGCTATCTTCCAAGCCTTCTGGCGGCTACAAAACTTGCCATCTTGGTCGATGAAGCCCTGCTCGGCGCTCATCCATTCGCTGGGGCGTTTTCCATCTACCAGAATGACTCCGCGCATTACGCTATCCCAATGTCGTGCGCCCGCGACTATCTGGCCGGTTGCTTTAGAGCGGATCGCCGCGCACACAACGAGCCGAACGAGGCGCTTCGGACAACCGCCGCCAGCCTTTCGGCTTGGGGACAGTTTCGGCGCGGTCAAAGCGTTCTTGGTTTTCACGGCGGCGGTGTCTGAGCTTGGTTGTTACCGGCAGCCGTCATTTCCGCAATCAACCGCGCAGCGGCACCGGGGGCGGGGCGGTCATCCACCAAATTCCCAGTCGCCTTCGCGTCCAAAATGATTCCCATGCAAGCCGCCGCGTGCGCCGTGTGCGGCTGGCCGGATTCGGTGTCAAGCTCTTCGCCGTCCACGGCTGCGAAAATGTGCCGAAGCGCCGCGTCGATATACACGGTGTAGCTGACGTTCTTCTGCCGCCAGTTGGCCCGGCCATATTTCTTCGCCCCCAGCCGCATGACTTGGGCCACATGGAGAACCAGGGCCGGCGGCACGAGACTCAGACAAGGCTTGGTTCGCCCAATCAAGTCCTTCGGGTTGGTGGCGGTGTCGCTGTCTTGGCTGATCTCCGTAACTGCCGGTTTGTCCGCCATGCCCGGGGATAACGGTCGGTATCCAGAAAGCCCCACAGAGCCATCCAAGACGGTGACAAGCCGGTAAGGATTACGTCCAGAACTGAGAGGGACCAAATACCAGACCTCCAAGCCGAGATACTGGGCGATCTCTGTTTCTGCCTTCACCCCCTTCGACCCGTCCCATCCCTCCAAAAGCAGCACTACGAGTTGTTTCGACACCCCGAGATACCCCCGGTCAAACTGCTCCCAGGTTGCCCAGTCCCCCGCGATGCCGCCTAGCTCATGCAGCGGGTGCGAATGGGTGATGGGCGAGAAGACATTTAGGCCCTGGCTGGTAATCAACCACGCTGCCGCCTTCGTGGCCTGTTCGTATCGCCATTTCCTAATCGCCGGGTCCGGGCTGGAGTAGGGACAGGCCAGATAAGTCAGGGGCGTTGCCGAATAAGTCAGGGGTGTTTTTTCTTTCACGTCTTTAATCATAACACGCGTGCCTCGTATAGACAACCGCTATTCGCGGATTTGTGACAGGAATTCGTCCACCGACAACAGCCGGGGCGACGGCACCGGATACTTGTCGTCATTCCACACCGCCCAGAACTTCATCCCGCTGGGCGTCTGGCTTAGCTTGGTCGTGATGTCGCGCTCGATGCCATCCGCCAGCGGGTTCGTCAGCGGCTTTCCCCCGCGCGCGGACCGGGTGAGACTATTACAGAGAACGTGATACGGAGCAAATCCCGCTTGACGCAACCCCTGGTATTGTTCGGTCGTTTCAACGCTCGTCACCACGATGGGGTTCTTCAAGTCGTTGGCCCGGACGGCGCGCGACAACAAGCTCCTGATCCAGAATCCCGGCGTCCCAAACTCTTGTGGATTGACACCGAAAAGCGCCAGCCCATCCTTGCCGGCACTGCGAATGTGAATCGTGAAAAGCGCCCGCGCGGGAGTCATCGGCGTGGTATCGTTGCCGTCGCCCCAAGCGCGCACCTCGCCCACAAACTGATTCAGCGCTCCCTTGTCCTGCACCGGGCCGAATGCCGTGGCGGCCATAGCGTAGATCGGATCATCGAATTCCAAAACCGTAGCCCCCAGTTGGGCGGCCAGCCAAGACTTGCCTACCCGAGAGTGGCCCGTAAAGAACAGGGTGGGGACGCCCCTCACCAGCACCGACGTTTTATGCACTGCTCCGCTAACCGGCTGTTGTTTTTGCGCGGGTTTCGGCAGCACATTGGCCTTGGTCAGCTTGGGCAACGGCGCGGGCTGCCCTTCCGGTATTGCCGCAGCGGCCCCCGCAACGAGCTTGTTCATGGCCGCGCGCTCTTCGGGCGGCACTTCGGCCCCGGTGATGTTCGGGTCGTTAAGCATCCCGCACAGGGCTCGCAAGGACGCGGTATCATTCCCCATCGCCCCCGGGTCCATCGGACGCTTCAGCGCCGCCGGTTTCATGTCTAAAGTATTGGTCTCGCTCATATATCAGTTTAGTTTTCGACGTTACAATTTCACTCTTGCAGGGTTTCGCCGGCAACTCGGTGGGCTGCTCCAACTCCAACAGAGACAGGAACGCACGCCGCCAAGCTGTCAGCAGGATCGTCATCGGGTGGCGTAGGTGGGAGAGATTTCGCTCGGGACGGACCCCAAGCGGCACCAGTGCAATTCGCCGTTGCTCCAGAAGAAGCTCGCCCGCAGCGCCGGGACGAAAAGCAGGTCAGCCGCGCCGATGTTCCCGATGACGAGGTTCTCCCGCGTGCCCAGTTCCTCGGCAGCGGCGTCCAAGAAAAGGTCGATCTGAGCGGCCCGGAGGTTCAGCCCTGCGATCAGCCGTTCGATCACTGGATTCGGATTCCCCGAGGCAGCTTGGAGACCGATGGCCGCTGAATACTTGCGCTGCACCCCCCGGCGCTTTTTCTCAGCCCGATGCTGCCACTTGCCAATCTGCGCCAGGGTAAATCCCGGCATCTTGCGCGCCAGCTTTTCCGATGCGGGCTTCCGCTCAGCGGTGGAAATGAATTCCCGGCTCCGGGCAGTCATCAGCACTTTGCGCTCCCGGTTGGTCATCCGCCGGCCCTTCTGGCTGAGAAGGTCCATCGCCACACTCTCGGGCAGGTGGTCAGTATTGGTCTGACGCAGTTGCCTGATCTCGATTTGTTCGTTGCTCAATTTGTTCTTTGCGTTTTTCATAAAAGTCAGTCTCCGTCTTTGCCCGCGTGAAACGCCTCTAGGGCAAGTCGTTCCGTTCGGAACGCCCGCGCGTGGAGCATTTGCCGCAAAGCCCACCTGCGGAATCGGTGCAGGTCTCGTCGCTCCGCCAGCAGCCCGCTGTTCGCCTGCCGCAGATAGAACACGTCGCGCTCAAGCTCCAAGTGAATCGCCGGATTGGGCAAATTCCACCGGCGGCACAGAAAAGAAATCAGCCGACGTTTCATGGCTGGAGTGTCCTGGGAATCGCGAGCTTCACGCCGTCGTCGTCGTGGTGTTCCCAGAAGAGTCGCTCTAGGTCTGGAAAGGTGGATTCCTCCCACCCAAACCGATTGCACTCATCTATCCATCGGAGACACGCGCGGATTCCCTTGATGGTGGCCGCCGCCGGGCGCTTGGTTTCTACTGGCATGATCCGCCCTCCGGTCTGCGATCTGCCGCCGCTATCAGGCGCGTCATCTCTTGGTTGAATGCCTCCTGGACCTCTGGGAAAACAAACTTCGCCACTCTGCCGGGCTGCCCATAAAGCTTCACCTGCTTGTTGCCCCGGCGCGCAAATCCGTCAGGCGCTTCGCTCCGGTGGAAGTCAATCCCCGAGTAGTTGGCGCGCCAGCCGGGGCTGCGCTCCTTGTCTCCTTTGCCCGCGCTGTGGTTGAGAAGGTCGTGTGTGTGTGAGTGGTTCATATCAGTTTGCTTGTTGCTGTGCCCGCGCTGTCTGCACCGCTTCCGGGAGATCGTGCGCGGCGAGAAGAAAAGCCATTACTACGATGGCCACGGCGGCACCGATAAGCCAGCCAGAGAAAAAGAACAAGGCGTAGGTGGGTATCATTGGATCAAGTATCAAGCGTGCCGTGGTATTCGACGCTCCGGGCGACCCCCAAGTCCGGGAATTCCGGTTTTCCTTTGCAGAATCGCCGAGCGGATCGGCGGCACTCGGTTTCACTTTTTTCGTCGGTGGTGATGTTAAGCCACACCCATCCCGGGTGCCCGTGCTTGTTGTGATGCACGAGCACCCGGTAGAGATGGCGTCCAATGTGACTAGCTCTTGACATTATCCGGTGCTGGTGGCTGCTGGAGCGAGACGACGCTACTCGGCTCGGGTTGTTGTCTCTCTTCCTTCGGCGGCGGTTGCGGAATCGACTGGCGTTGCTGGATCACCTGGAACGCAGTTCCCAGGAGTCCGGCCATGCCTTGCACCAGCGGCTTGTATTCATTCTCCACGATGGCCCACCGGGCGAGCAAGTCGCCGGCATTCGCGCGGAGTGTGGTGGTCACAAAGGCGTCCAGGGCACGCTTCTCCCCCGCGTCTTCCGACACGATGATCTTCTTCGCGTCGAGTTCTGCGATGCGACTTAGCGCACCGCCCAGTTCTGTCAGTGTTTTGCTTTCCATAAAGTATTACTTGCGTTTGTGACCCAGACCGCGTCGGGGCAAATCGCCAGTTCGTCGCACCACCAGTTTCCGCAAGCAGCACTAGCCTGTTCCTTCGTGGCGTGCTCTACAACGGTCGTTTCGCCGTCGGGCCACCGGGCACAGGAATTCCATCGCTCCGGGACGCGGTTGCGGACTACCCCCGCGATGTCCTCTGACAGGTCAGCGCGCAGGCAATCCACGGTGGCCCGACAGTGGGGAGGACAGTTCGCCGCCATCCATTCGATCAGCGGCTGCGCCGCTGCGCCGAATTCCTCAAATTGCTTGGCTGTGAGAGAGGACTTCATAAACTACTTGCCGGCGTATTTGCCTGACGCCGCAACTTTGCAACAGGGCACCGAGCCGCCGCAGCAGGGTTTGGCATCCTTGGGATCGGTAAGAGCGCCAGCGGATTGCTGCGCTTTGATGGCTTCGATGGTTTTGCGTTTCTCTTCGGCATTCTTCCGCTGCTCGGGAGACTGACCGGTCGTGCTGTTTAGTCGAACATTCATATTATCTTTTGCTGTCGTTGTTATTCATTACCCGCAAACCTTAGCACCGCTGGCGAAAAGGCAAAACCGCTATTTTCAATTAACTCACACCCCGCGCGTCGCTGCCGCCGCAGAGCCCCGGGCTTGCCGGAAGGGGCGAGGACGTAGTGTAGGTAGCATAGGGGGCCCCCGTCCAGTTCGGCGGCAGCGGGCCCGGACCAGGGTGATAAGGCCAGCCGGGCTGCATCGGGGTTATGTTGGGCTGCGGACATGGCGTGGTGGGAAAATAGGGGACGGCGTTTACACACACCGCCAGGTTCTTGACTTCCTCCGTCAAGCGCTTAATGTTCTCCGTCTGGGCCTGGAGACCGGCGAAAAGGGAATCCACCACTTCCGAGAGCCGCTTGACGGTGGTGTCCAAGGCCGCATACTTGTCCTGCACTTCCTGGATGCGGGTCCGCCACAGGCCCATCATCTCCTCGAACGTGCCTGAGATCGTGCGCCGCCGGCTGTTGTCGGCGCGCCGGTCCTGCCGCTGCTTCTCCTGGTCTGCGCCCGTGGTGAGCGCGCCCAGCTTCAGCAGGTGGGCCTCAATGTCCTTGAGCATCTGAAGCGCGTCCGGCTCCCCCACCATGTCCAGCTTGGCCCGCTCCACGGAGAGGTTTAGCTCGCCGTCAGTGGGCTCGTGAGCCCCCCGGAGCTTGTATTTCCAGAAATACATCTTCACCATGTCGGCGAAGCGAAAAGCGTTCTGGAGGTCCGGCCCGCGGAGCAACCCCAGCGTGCGCTGCGCGCCGCCTAGATACATGCGCACTGCCCAAGTCGTGAAGTCGGGCATGGGTGACACCAGCCGTCGGCTGGCGTCGGGGTTGCGCTGAAGCTCGTTGCAGGTGTCTTCCTCCAAGGGCGACAGTTCAGTTTGCCACTGAAGGGTGCCCAGGCGCTTAGCGATTACGTTGAGATCAGGATCGATTGCGTGACGGCCTATGATTTTCATACACCCAGTAGTCGCACAGAAGTTCTGACATGTCAACCGATAACAGATAGACTGTTCGCCATGTCGCCTATGGTATGCTAACGGCCTAATCAGGGGACAAGCGAACGGACGTAAGTGCATAAACATCAATGAGGCTGGTAATTAGCGCGCTTCGCAAGAGCGTCAATGACCCGGGGTATTCTCCCAGACCCCCCTATCCGGGGCGTGGGGCTGGCGGCCCCCCTATTTATATATATATTTTCTATTGGAGAAGATATGGAGCGTTGACGGTCGTGAATAGTGAAAAGATACCCTACATGACTTGGAGTGAAGAGACGAATCCCAATGTGGGCTAACTAAATATCACTATTCTAACCTAGCAGTCAGAATAGAAACCGACGGTTCGCCGATTCGACAATTCGCCGTGCCGGCGGTTGCCGCGGGGACCTTTTCTAGGGACTATTGGACGTGAGCAATTTTTCTGGACCCGCGCCGAAGCCGGCGGATGCCGGGCTTTTCGGATCGCACGCCGCACACGGGCTGGCCGCCCTCAACAAGCAATCCCGCAAGGAGCTTCGGGACGGAGCCCGAGCCCGCTTCTGGAGTCAGAAGCAGGCGGCTGACGCCCGGGCGGCGGCCAGCGCCGCGCCCACCGTCGCCACCCCGCAGGAAACCTCAACCCCCGCGCAATGAAATGAGCTACGGAGTAAAAAAGGACGCGTCTCAGACCAGCGTAAAGGCCCAGCAGCCCCGTCGGACCCGGCTGGAGTTGGAGAACGCCACGAAGATCGCAGGCATCCGGTGCAGTGTGCTCCCCGAGGAGTTTGGTGTCGAGGCCGCTGTGCGGATTGACGCTGACCAGATTTTCCTCCTCTACGCCACGTTCTGCGGGGACATACAGAAGACAGCCCACGCTTCCGGGGCCACGGTGAAGGAAGTCGCGGCGTTGGTCGCGCGCAACGATTGGGACGAGCGTATCCGAGGGCTGATCGAAATTAAGAAGACGGACAAGGCCGGCGAGATCGAGCGGGGCATCAGCCGGGCCATGAACTTCGTCCAGGCGCACCGCTGCCGCATGTATATCGAAGCCATCCTTCGGGACTTGACTCAGCGGGACCTGAAGGAGGTGTTGAACCTTTTCATTAAGGACAGAGTGAGCAAGGAGGGTGCTGTTACCGGCTCCGAGCTTTCGTTCAAGCCCATCTCTGATTTGACGGCGGCGATGGAGAAGGTTCACTGGATGACGTATCAAGCGCTGTGCGATTCTGCTGCTGAGCGTGTCAAGCGCAAAGAGAAGGTGGACGACGATGTAACCGAGACCGATATTCACGCGCGCATATCGAAGGCGCTGTCCTCCATGCGCGCTGCTCAGCCCCTCGCTCAACTCAGAGACGCCCAGGAGGACATGGCCGCGCACATTGCCGCTACGCCCTCCGTGACCGGCATCGTTGACCCTCCGTCTGCGTCAGCCGCGCCAGCCGCGCCACCCCCTCCATAAGTTTACGACCCAGTCTGGGCTAGGCGGTTAAGCTAGCCTAATCATAAGTAAGTCACTCAAGATTAGGTAGTATAGCCGAAGCGAGAAGATCGCGCGGGCGCGCCGGGGAAGGTGAGTCGTCCCTATATGCTCCCCATACGATACTGGTATGCTCCCCATACGATACTGGTATGCTCCCCATATGATACCACAACAAGAAGTTGCGAGATTTCGTAACCTCGACCCGGATGTCCGCTGTAGCGGCTATAATCTGTTCGTCGTTCTGTGGAATTCCCAACAGCCCCACGGATGGCCGCTGGACCGGCTATCCGGCGGACCTGGATCAGGTCCTCGGCAGGCCACCTCCCCCGGGGTGGCGGGAGGGCCTCGGGGGGTTTCGGCTGGCTGGAAGTCGCTTAGGCGCTATACCGAGGGACAAGAAAAAGGGGATCGCGGGCCGCCCGGCCCGGTCAGAAAAAGGTAGCAGCTTTTCTGACAGAAAGCGGTTGTGTCTTTGCCGACAGTCTGATAGGATTTTTCAATATGAATGGTTGTCCGTATTGCGTCGAAGACAGCGGTGATGTTTGCCGAGCGCGGCGTTCTCCCGGGGGCCGGTACTGCACGAGACCTTTGGGACACGAGGGAACGCATGTGGCGTGCGGCACTGACAAGCATGTTGTGGAAAGCTGGGAACAAGGCTCGCCGAATCGGCGAAATTTCGATCCGGTGAATTCAACACCCAAAGAACAAGCAGCTAACTGGAACAAGAACAACCCGATTGGAACCCAGGTCACAATGACGAGAGATGGCGGGGAGGTTCAAACCACCAGGACAAGTAGTGCTGCTTGGGTGGCCGCGTGTGGGGGCGCAGTGGTCCTCATGGAGGGCGTCAGGGGGGCTTACTTGTTGGATCGGGTGAAGCCGGTGAAGTTGACGAAATCAACACCCGAAGAAATCGTGGCTCGCATCAACGGCTACCTTCAGTCCGGCGGGCTGTTTAACCCCGAGATGGTCGAGCATGAAAAAGTTCGGGACCTTCTGCTCGACTGCCGGGATACCCTCACGAAGCCGAAGCCGAAACCTCCTTTGGGAATTGACCCCGAATACCTTTGGAAGGACAGGCGCATCGAAGCGCTGTCGGAGGCGATTGACCGCTACGTCTGCGGGGGCTTCTTGCTTCCATGCGTAACCGAGTGGGCGCTGGAGCGGCGTAAGCTCGAAGGAGTTGCGCCAGCATGAACACTCCAAAGACTCTCGAAAGCGGACAGCCTCCGTTGGCTGACGCGATTGGTTCGGCTGAATCGCGTGAACAGACATTAGAGCGGCTCGTGAAAAGTTTACACGATGAACTTACTCATTGCCTGCGCCGGGGCGTAAAATGGGAATGCGGCCCAGCGTGGGCTGCCGTATCGGAGGCCCGCGAATTGCTGGCACTCGAAGCTCCGCAGCATCACTTTAAGGAGGACGGGTCGGAGGGCGCGACGGTGGAGGTGCAGCCCTATCGCGGCGCAGTCCTCGTGTCGAAAGCGCCAGCGGAATGCGTGGCACTGACTTTCCGCCGAAGTGATGTGCGCGCGTCGTGGAGTGCTCAGCTAGTCGGAATCTTTGGGAAAGGTTCCGACGCTTTTCTCGCCGGCAAAAAGGCGGAGGAGAACCCGTATGTGTGGGCGCGCTGCGGATTCAATCGCCAGCGGCACGACTACTGGCGGCAGGGCTGGGAGTCGGAGCGGGACATTGCTATGGACCAGCGCCTGTTTGACCGTGCTCAGCGCATCGGCAGGGGCCGGGTGGGGACCTGCGGGCACGAGGCAAAAGAGGTGGCGGCGTGAGCGTGGCCACTGTCATAGTGCCGAGCCGGGAGCGCGCCGATTGTTCGGTCCGCGCCCTGGCGGCAGCCGCTGGATACCCTTATGAGACTGCGGCGAAGGTTGTGGCCGCGTGGGGGAGGAAGTCTCGGGCGAGTATGCCGTGGTCCAAGTGGGTTCCCGGGATGCTCCGAAACGGTTTCGAGATGGCGCCCGAGGCTGCCGGGGTTACAGTTGAGACGGCCCTGAAGGCGCTTCCTGCGGGACGGTATGTCTTCCGAGTGCCCCGCCACGTTTTCGCTGTGGTGGATGGGGTCGCGCACGATCACAAGCCGGTTAATCCCCGGCAACGGGTGAAGATGGCCTACCGGCGTATTGAATCTGTGTAAACACTTTCAGCAAACATTAACAAAATAACATTATGACATTCAAAGAACTAAACGAAAAGTTGGGTGGTGACGAAGACGCAAAGAACTGGCGGCAGGCAGCCGGCGGTGGGTGGTTGCACAAGTCGGCTAACGTTGCGGACGAATTGAGGATCACAGAAAATGCCATTGTCTGTGGGAGAGTGGAGGACAACGCGCGGGTCTTCGGCAACGCGCAGGTCTCCGGCAACGCGCAGGTCTCCGGCGACGCGCAGGTCTCCGGCAACGCGTGGGTCTCCGGCAACGCGCGGGTCTCCGGCGACGCGCGGGTCTTCGGCAACGCGCAGGTCTCCGGCAACGCGTGGGTCTTCGGCAACGCGTGGGTCTCCGGCGACGCGCGGGTCTTCGGCAACGCGCAGGTCTCCGGCAACGCGTGGGTCTTCGGCAACGCGCGGGTCTTCGGCAACGCGCGGGTCTTCGGTGGAGAGTGGGAGCAAAGCCCGCTTTTCATTGTGGGGACTTCGTTTTCGCTCACTAACGCAAAGCCGGGGCACATTCAGATCGGATGTGAGTGCCACGAGTTTTCATGGTGGAAAAAGAACGGAATGGAGTTGGCGGAGCAGCACGGCTTTACCCCGGAACAGGTCAAGGAATATACGGCGTATGTCGCGCTGTTTGCCATAATCGGAAAATGAAACTTAAAACTGCATTGGTGTTGGCCGGGCTGGTTATGTGTCAGGCCGCCGCGAAGGGAGAGACGGTGCTGTGGGATTACAGCGAGACGGTATCGGGGTTTGTCGTCTACTGCCGAGAGGTGGGCGCATCCGATGTGCGGAAGTGGGACATTCCGGACGGAGAAGCGCGCTCGTTGGTGGTGACGGACCTCATACCGGGCTCGGACTACGAGTTTTGGGGCACCGCATACAACAAAGTGACCGGGTTTCCTCGGGTTACTTCGGACCCGTCCGGGGTAGTGGTGTATACAAAGGCGCTGGTTGCCTACAGCGGTCCGCCCAAGGTGTTGCCGCCGAGACTGTTAAAGTCGGGCGGCGCGCGTATTACCTTTTTTCGGTCCGGCGGGAAAGTCAAATGGCGTGTGGGTATCGTCGGATCAGAAAACGTGGCAGCGGCTGGGGACAGCGATAGAGATTGTCAGCGGCCAGTATCAATTTACGGATACCGACACGAGCTATCACAGTTCACGGTTCTACAAAATATTATGAGCGATAATGAAGATCGAATGGCGGCGCTGGCAATTCGGCAGATCGGAAAAGCGGGTGTCTGCGAGGAACGCGTGGCGCTACTTAACGGGCGGCTGAAAGTATTGGAGCGGGACAACGCGGTGCAGCGGGAGTTGATTTCGTGGGCGGAGACGCTGCTGTGCAACTCGTTGCCCCAGGCGCATTGCCTGCCGGCTGATTGGGACCGCATCGTCAAGAACTGGCGAGACCAAGTTCACGAGAAATAGCGGTTGTGTCTTTTTCTTGAGTGTCGGTTAAACAGAAAAAAAAAAATGCAAATTGAACTGAAGCAATACAATACGGTGGTGGACGGTCTCCGGCAGCAACTCGAATTGGCGCGGGCGCTGGTCTCGGAGAAGATCGAGGTTATCAAATACCTGGACGAGAACCTCCGCGCGACGCGGGCGGCGCTGGCGAAGGAGGCGCAGGACCACAAGGACAATATCAGCACGATGGCAGACATTGTTCAGGGGACTCGCGCGCAGTTGGAGGCGTGCAAGCACGCGGCCATGGATTGGCCGGTCCCGGCCTGCGCTCCCTGCGACCATCTCGATGCGGTCTTGGCCCTGCGGAGGGACCTCGCGTCGGTCTGCGCGGACAACAAGGCTTTGCGCGCCCGTAAGCGCAGCAAGTAATCCCGGCTCGGGGTTGACCCGGCGGCCATTCTGGGAGACTATTTTTCCAGATGGCCGCCGTCTCTTTTTCTCAGGCTCTGCTTGATGACACCGCCCAGCGATTGACCTACAAAATCGCGGTAGCGATGTTTTCTGCCGGGAGCAATCCAAAGTTCCACCCCCGGATGGACGACACGCAGCAGCGGCTGACTTGGAAAATCGTGTCCCTCCTATCGCCGGTCAATCCGAGGTTTACCCCGCGCTTGGACGACACGCTCCAGCGGTTGCTGTGGAAGTGGTGCTCGGTGCTTTTTGTTTCAGGCAGCAGCCCGAAGTTTGCTCCGCGCATGGACGACACGCAGCAGCGGCTGCTGTGGAAGATTGCCTCGTTGCTTCTTGGCACTGACACGGACGACTCGCAATGGGTGCCGCGTTTGGATGACACTCAGCAGCGGTTGCTCTGGAAGATTTCTTCCATATCCCAGGAGGTGGAGCCCCCATCGGGGAACCCCCCTAATAAAGCGGTCAATCCGAATCCCACGGCGGGAGCAACGGGGATCGCGGTTACCGGAACTTCTCTATCTTGGCAGAACGGCGGCGGAGCGTCCACCTACCGGGTTTGGTTCAACGGAGTGCTTCAGGGGACGCAGGCAGGAACCACTTTTTCTCTCGGGACAGGACTGCTCAATTCCACGGTGTATTCATGGCGCATCGATTCGATCAACGCTGAAGGAACCACTATCGGGGATACTTGGACATTTACCACGGCGGCCATCGCTTTTGCGTTCACTCCAGCTACGCAGTTGGTCCACTGGACACAGCTAGGAAACGAAACTCCGGGGCTCACGGGGACCTTGGCGCAGTTTAACGCGACGGCAGACAAGCCAAATGTTTTTACCATAGATTTTTCTCATGCGGACTCGCTGTCGGTTACCAGCGTAACCGGGCTCCAGGCGCTGCCCGCGCTCTTCGCGTTCGACTGCCAAGATCAAGTAATCACTTCTTTGGACGCGTCTAATTGCCCGAAGCTCAGCGCGATGCAGGTGCAGAATAATCCGAATCTAGCCGGTCTCAATATCACGGGCTGCACTGAGTTGACAACTGTATCCTGTGCCAACGGGGGGGCGCTTGTGAGTTTGATCGGGCTCAATACCTGCGCGGCAATGACTGATTTCAGTTGTCTGTCCAGTTCACTGCCCTCGCTCGATTGCACGGGATTGGCTGCGTTGACCAATCTTGAGGGGTCTTTAAGTTCAGTGGGCTCGGTCAATATCACCGGATGCACTGCGCTGACTTTCTTCCATTTTGGGGTGTGCCCCAATCTGACTACGATAGTGGGGGGCGGGGTGTTGACCTTTGTAGACGTCCTCAGCTTGGAGGACAATCCGGGGCTTACAGTTTTGAATTTTCCGAGTTTGGTATCCGTGGGGAGCAACTTAAATATGGCCGGCAATTCCAGTATGACGTCGTTGTCGATGCCGGCGCTCGTAGCGTGCGCGTTTTATACAGGTGCCCTATCCGGATGCAACCTAACTGGAAATCTCAATTTATCGTCGTTGCTTGACATCCCCACCAGGTTTGACGGGGCGGGCAATCCGCTATTGACTTCCATTACCCTCAACCCGGCTCTCAACTTTAGTGGAAGCACATCTCAGAACGTCGTCGGGGCGGCAATCGCTTTCCCCGGCTGCGGATTAAACCAGTTCACGGTGGACACTCTCCTAGTCATCGCGGCTAATTCCGGCTTTGGGGCGCACGATACTATTGACATCAGCGGGGGCACCAATGCGGCTCCGGGGCCGGCGAGTGCCACGGCATTGGCTACGCTATCCGCTAACGGGTGCCCCGTTTCAACTAATTGATCCGGTCAGGTAAATTAAAAATATGGACATAAACACCACGATAACAGACGATCAGGCAGCGGCGCTAGCGACCGCATTGCGGGTAAAGAAATACGCAGATGGTAATGATCTGATCCAGCAGGGCGCGCTCCTGGCTACGGTTCAGGCACAGCGGACCTTCCTCGTTCAACATCTGATGCAGCAGAGCGACCCGGCAGTTCTCGCCTCTGTGACTACGAGCTTGGGTCCAGTGAACTTCGTGCTCGGACCGGCAGCCACACCCGCGGGTTGACCGGATGGCGGTAGCGAGGAGACTGTTTTATCGTTATGGCAACACTCTCGACGGCGGCTAAGGCACAGGTCCAATCGGCGATTGATTATCTGCGGGAGGGCACCGCGCTCAACCTCCCCATATCGGAGAACTTGCTGGCGCGGCTCGCCCCGGCGGCAGTGTCCAGCGGATTCGTTCCCACTACGGGAGCGTTTTACGAGCGAATGACCAACGAGCCGATTCGGACCCTCTTGGGCTGGATCACGGTCCTCGGAAGTTAGGCGGCTCGCGGGCAAGGGAGTGCTTTCGCAACCTGCGAATTCGCTCACGCCGGAGCTACTTTTTGAAGATCAGAAAATCTTTACTCCCCGGTCTGAATAGTTAGCGTAGCTTCAATCGTATTTTCGGGTCTTGCGGGTTTCGTTATTGGTGGTATTCTCTGGCCATGATTATCGTAGCATTAATCGGGGTGGCGCTGTTTACACACAGCCCGCATGTCTTTCTGGGGGCGTGTCTTGCGGCATTGTTCATGGGTGCCGTGGAGGGGAATAAGTGAACGCCTACGGATACATCCGAGTAAGTGGCAAGGGCCAAGTGGACGGCGACGGACCCGAGCGCCAGAAGGACGCTATTCTTCGCTTCTGCCGGGCTCATGGCCTGGGCCAGCCAAGCCTGTTCAACGAGATGGCGGTCTCTGGCACGGTGGAGGCGATGGACCGGCCCGAGTTTGTTTCCATGACGGATGCCATTAAGCGGCTCCGAAAAGTGCTCGGCGAGGACACCCCCGTCTGCATTGTGGTGGAACGCCAGGACCGAATAGCGCGGGACCTCATAGTCCAGGAGCTTCTGCTGGCGGAGTGCTCGAAGCTGAAGATTCCAGTTTACTCGGCGGACCAGAATTTGATGCAGGACTTGGCGGAGTCGGGAATGGACCCGACACGGAAGATGCTCCGGCAGATTCTTGGAGTGGTGGCGGAGTGGGAAAAGTCCGTCCTGGTGATGAAGCTCCGCTCAGCCCGGGATCGAAAGCGGACTCAGACGGGACGCTGTGAAGGCCCGCTTCCGTTTGGGGCGACCGACGCGGAGCGCAACACGCAAGCGATTCTGCTCACACTGCACCACTCGGGCTGCTCGTATGCGGAGATAGCCGAGAAGGCAAACGAGATGTCGATACGAAACCGGGGCGGACGGCATTGGACGCGGGGGGCCGTGTATCAGGCCGTGACTCAGCGGGGGGTTAAGACAATCTCGCGCTGAACAACCGCCCCTCAGCAGGAGACTGTTGAGGCGTGGACACACTGGTTTTCGCGGTCTTGGCTGGCGTCGTGGTGACGGCGGTTATGTATTTCCTGCCGTTGGAGCGCCGGAAATGAAAAAGGTCTTCGCCGCATATTCCCGGGAGAAAGTAGGGCTGGTTCGCGTCTGGATGGAGTCCTGGGAAAGACGGGGGTGGCGGCCTCAGCTTCTTTCGGTCAAGGAGATTCAGGGCGCGGGCTCAGTTCGCAAAGCGGCGGAGGACCGGGGCGGGGGTGTTTTGGCGGACCTTCTGATAATCAATTTTGGATTCTGGTCCCGGGACCGGGCTCCCCTTCGATCCACTCGGATCAACCGGGCGGGGTGGGAAAGCGCGGCCTTGGTTCGTTTTTCTCCGGGGGCTTCTGAGACCGAAATAAGGGAGTGTGGCCGATGCCTCTGAGCAACCAGGAGAAAGCACTGGCGTCAGAAATCTCGGGCTTGTTGCACGCGGACAAGAAGCCGGAGGCGGCGCGCATAGTTGCGGACTTGTGCAAGATCAAGCTCTCAACGAAACAGGCGGGGGACCCGAGCCGGGCCGACCCGCTGTTGCAGTCGTATCTCCACAATTTGCTGGAGGCGGACGGGCTGGTTGAGGCGGCGCAGTTGCTCTGGTCTCCCACCCAGTTCAACCCCGCTCCGCAGAGCGCGCAGGACGTGTGGAAGTTGTTTGACGAGTCCTGCACGGGGCTGATTATGGGCGGCGCGAAGCTGTCCAAGTCGTTTTCGATGGGCGTCCGCCTTTTCCTGGAGTGGGTGCGTGATCCAGAATACACCTCGATCCGAGTGCTCGGCCCCTCGGAGAACCATTTGCAGGAGAACTTGTTCTCGCACCTAGTATCGCTCCACCAGCACGCCACGCTTCCAATGCCGGGGGCGGTGGGCGACCTGTTCATCGGGCTCAACCGGCGGGATCAGACCTCTTCGATCCGGGGGGTTATCATCCCGAAGGGGAACGTGAAAAAGGCGGGCCGGCTGCAAGGCGGCCACCGGCGTCCTCGAATGGCTCCCCATCCGATTTTTGGCCCGCTGTCCCGGCTGTTTATCTTCCTCGATGAGATCGAGAACATCCCTTCAGGAGTGTGGCAGGACATTGACAATGTTCTCTCGGAAATTGAAAAGGGCGGCCAGGGGTTCAAAATCTTCGGGGCCTACAATCCCACCAACCCCACTGATGAGGTGGGCAAGCGGGCGGAACCTCCCTTCGGATATGCGGACCTTGATGAGGACGTTCACTTTCGGTGGAAGTCAGCCCGTGGGTGGGACGTGCTCCGGCTTGATGGAGAGCGCTGTGAGAATGTCATCCAGGGGAAGATTGTTTACCCGGGACTTCAGACGCGCGAGGGGCTGGAGAAGATAGCGGAGAATGCTGGCGGCAGGAACGCTCCGGGCTACCGGACGATGGGCCGGGGAATGTATCCCAGCATGGGGATTGAGGCTACGGTTATTCCGCCTGGGTTGCTTAACAAGTTCCGGGGGGAATACATCTGGTATCAGGAGCCGCAGCCCGTGGGAGCAACAGATTTGGCGTTGGAGGGCGGCGACGGCTGCATTCACACCTTGGGGGAGTGGGGCTTGGCCAGCGGCGTAAAGTATCCGCCTTCGCTGGAATTTCCCAAGGGTCAAGTAGTGATGTTCAGGGACCCTCGGGGGCAGGTCGTTCCGCGCTGGGGGCTTCAAGCCAAGCAGCAGTTCACGCTACCGAAAGGGGACACCGTAGCGATGAAAGCTTCGGTGATGGACATGAACCGAAAGTCAGGAGTTCGCCCCGATTATTATGCCTGTGACCGGACGGGGCACGGCGCGGGGGTGGCGGACCTGATAAGGAATGAATGGTCCTCCACGATCCACGATGTCAACTACTCTTCAGGGGCCAGTGACACCAAGATCATGCTGGAGGATTCAGACATCTGCACGAAGGCTTACGAGCGAATTTTTTCCGAATTATGGTTTGCTCTCCGGCTGTGGGGTGAATTTGGGTATTTGCTGATCCATCCTTCGATGGATATGACGAAGTTGACGCAGCAACTCACCAACCGTCGGTTTCGGACCAAGGCCGGCAGAAAGTGCGTTGAATCGAAGACCGATTACAAATCCCGGGGATTTGAGTCTCCCGGCGAAGCGGACTCGCTTACGCTTTTGGTTCACGCGGCGCGCCGGGGAAGCGGCGTCATACCTTCAATGCGGGGAGTGGCGGTGGACGGCCCGGGCGACGAGGGGGACGATTGGAATCCGGCGATGTATTCGGGAGGAGCCCGGATAGACCAGTCTAATCGGTCCGATTTTCTCGACACGGGAGGGCTCACGATTTTGTAATGCACATCAACCCAAACATATATCCGCACGACGGTTTTGTGTTCAAGGATTCGGACGGCACGACGCATTCTGGAGACAGTTGGGCCGGGGTCATCGTCCGGGTCCAGAACTACCGCAGGCGGCAAGGGGGGCCGGTTGACTCGGTGGAGAGCGAAGTCATTTTCCAGGCGTGCCTGAAGAATCCCATCTTGTGCAAGGAGGACAACGGAATTACGCGAGCCGCGCGCAAGATTGTTTCCCTTAAGGGCCGGGTCCTCCAGTGGCTCAACGCACTCCGAGGAGTCAAGGAAAAAGAGGGGCTACGATACGTCGATCCCGACATGCACGCGGCCCGGACGGACGTATGTGTTCGGTGTCCGCTAAACAAGAGCATGACAGAAGGGTGTAGTTCGTGTAAGGCGGCCCTGGACTCGCTTCGGGATGAGTTGGTGGGACGCCGGGGGCGCACGGACGCTCGGATTACAGCCTGCCCGGTTTTGGGCGAATATCTCCCGGTATCCACTTGGATTGATGTCCCCACAGAGGTAAACGCAGATTTGCCAGCGGAGTGCTGGCGGAAAAGGACGCTATGATTCGCATGGCTTGGAAGTTTTTCGTTTCGATGGCGAGGCACCAGTGGGCGCGTTGGCGAGGGTTTGAAGTGCTTGCTCCGTTCGGAATTCAGAAGTGGCGAATGCGTAGCTGCGGGGTCTGCCCTTTCAACGAAGAGGGCCAGTGTAGCAAGTGCAAATGCTTGGTCCTCTCCAAAACGATGATGGCTTTGGAGCGGTGCCCTGTCCGGCTGTGGAGTCCGGTGTGGGTGCGGCGTCCAAAATGACATCAGCTTTTTTCTAAGAGACTATCTATCAGACTAGCTATGGCCGACTTATCTCAAACGCCTCTGAACAGCATGACCGGGACGGGCTATCCCCAGAACTACCTGGGATCGGTGATTCAGAGCCCGAAGCTCAGCACTTCAGGTAAGCCGACACAGCGCAGCATTCGAGACATCGGAATGGCTCGGGACGTAGTAAAGACGGTTATCATGGCGGGCAGGAATCGGTCCATCGTCAATTCTCGAATTCTCGCCAAGTATAACGCGGAGCGGCCCTACGACGCTTACAAACTGGAAGCGGAGGGGCTTGGGTGGCGAAGTAATTTCACGACGAAGCCCCTGCCGTCGATGATCGAGAAAGTGGCACCGCGCTTTGTCTCCGTGGTGGACGGGCTGAAGTATTTCACGAACGCCACGCTAAGCAACAAGTGGCAGGACAGCCAGGGAAAGACGGACAAGTTCCGGGCGGAGATTACGAAGACGATCCGCGCTCGTAAGGGGTGGCGCACGTTGATCGAGGACATCGCTTTCGACGACGCGCTCTTCGGCCACACCATTGTCGCTTGGCTCGACGAGTTTTCTTGGTTTCCGAAGCACTTCAAGCAGGATGAGTCCTTCGTTGCGGACGGGACCAAATCAGACCCGCGCTGGGGGCAGATCGTGGTCTTGAAGGAAGTTTACCTTCCGCACGAGTTGTTCGCTCAGATCAGCCCGGACCCGGACGCGGCTAAGGACGCCGGCTGGGACCTGGGGGAAACCCGGGGGGCCATCAACCGGGCCTCTCCAATTCAAATTCGAGACCGGCTGAACGTGGGCGGCACCCTGGAGACGTGGTATCAGAATGCTCTTCGGGAGTTGACCATCGGAGCGTCTTATATGGCGGGGAACAGCGTAGTGGTTGTTTACACGCTCTTGGCGCGCGAAGTGACCGGCAAGGTTTCCCACTACCGCATGGCGGGGCCGGAGATGTCAAACATTTTCTCCCGGGAGGATCGGTTCCCGAGCATGGAGGATTGCGTCACTTTCTACACCTTCCAAAAGGGCAACGGCACGCTGCACGGATCGAAAGGCGTAGGCCGGGATATTTACGAACTGGCCGGCATGATTGATCGGACCCGCAACGAAGTGGTGGACCGGCTGATTATGTCTGGCAAGACTATGATCCAGGGGGATGTTCGGCGCATTCACACGTTCAAGATGTCGGTCATTGGCAATACAGTGATTGTGCCTACCGGCTGGAACGTCTTGGAACAGAAGATGGACGGAAACGTGGAAGGTTTCCTGAAGCTGGACGCTTACTTCAAGCAGCTTGTCAACGAGCTTATCGGATCGACTTCGACGCCGCAGCCGGGAACCGGGGGCGAGGACATGCGGTCTCCGGCGGCTTGGAACCTCCTCGCGCAGCGGGAAGAGGAAAGCCGGGACGTTCGCATCACCCGATTCCTCGCACAGTTCACGGATATGGTGCAGGCGATGCAGAAGCGCCTTTGTGATCCCGACACGATGGAGTCTGACGCGAAGGCGATGCAGGAAGAGCTTTTGAAGGCCATGACTCGGGAGGAATTGGACGAACTGGCCAAGCAGCCGGTGGCGGGAACGGTCAGCGATTTAACCCCGTTGCAGCGCCAGTTGGTTGTGTCTATTGCCCAGGAGAAGAAGGGCAACCCGCTGTATAACCAGCGGCAGCTTGAGCAGGAGGACGTATCCGCTCGAATGAATTCGGATTTTGCGGGCCGCGTGCTTCTCCCGGACAATGACCCCACGGAACAAGCGGAGCAGACGCGGGAACAGCTTTTGGAAATCACGCTCTTGGCGCACGGCGAGGCGGTTCCGGTGAGCCCGCGCGACAACCACTTGATCCACCTGCAAGTGCTCATGCCAGCGGCGGAACAGGCGGCAGGGCAGATGATGCAGGGCCAGTTTGGAACCGACACCTTGGAAACAATGGTGGCGCACATCAACGAGCACTATACCCAGGCCCGTCAACAGGGAGTGAAGCCGGAAGCATTGGCAGAAGTGGCCGCGTTTCTTGCAAAGGCCGGCCCGGAAATTGCCAAGCTCAAACAGATCGACCAGCAAGCGGCGTTGTTTTCGCAACAGCACAGCCAACTCGCAGCCGGTGGTGGCGCTCCCCCTGTGGGTGCGGCGACAGGTCCGCAACCGCCACCGCAGCAGTGAGTCTCCCCTCCCGTGAAAAAACACCCCTATGGAAATACTCGCAAACGAATCCGACTGGCTGCACACTGATGCGGAGAATTGGGCGGCTTTTCTTGGCACCGAAACGGGCAAGCGGCTGATTCCCGAGTTGGTAAAAGGCTTCCCCGCCCTGCTGGAGGGCGGCGACATAAACGCCATCCTTATCCGCAGCGGCGAAGTCCGGGCGGCCCAGAAACTCGTGGAGTCCCTGGTTCTTCTCGCGCATCCCTCCGCCCCCGCGCCCAAGGGGGCTTCGGAATACCCCCCGCTAGAGGATGACGCGGCCTGGAATGACGGGCAGAAGATAGCGGCCCCCGAAACGGAAACGGAAACCAAGACCTAGATTTATGGCAAACGAAATAGTCCCCGAAGTTAAGCCGGCGGCCCCTGCGGCTTACCCGGCAGCGCACAACGCCCAAATCGCCCAGCAGGTGAAGTCCCAGGATATAATGGGACAGTCAACTGCTACGGGGGAGTTTGGAGAAGCCACTGACGCGCTGGATAAGCTGGCCGCCCAGGTGAAGCCAGCCGAGGCGGTTCCCGCGCCAAAGCCGGACGTAGCGCCAGCGGCGAAACCGGCAGCACCCGCCCCCGACGCGGCTGAGATCGCCCAGGCGGCGGAAAATGAGAAACACCTGAAGCGGGCCGGAGAGCTTTTCAAGGATTCCCCCGCCCTCCCGCCCAACGCCAGCCCCAAATCGGCGGAGGCATTTTCTTCGATCAAGATACGCGCGGCTCAAGAGATCAGTGCGCGGGATCAGAAGATCGAGGAGATGGTCAAGCAAATCGAAGACGCGAAGAAGCCGGCCCCGGAACAGCTTCAGAGGGAGAAGGAGCTTGAGGAGCACCGGCAGTGGCGGCTTAAGATGGACGTGGACTTCGACCCGAAGTTCAAGGAGTTCGACAAGTCCATCGGCCAGCAGCGCGAGTTTATTTACGCGCAACTTGCCAAGTCCCCGGCAGTCACCCCCGAGGTTATCGAGCAGATCAAAAAGATCGGCGGCCCGGACAAGGTGAATTTGTCCAAGCTTTTCGAGGCGATTAAGGACCCGACCCTTCAGCGGCTGGTGGAGTCCAAAGTGGCCGACATCGAGATGGCGAAGTATAACAAGGAGCAGGCGGTCACGGCGGCCAAAGGAAATCTGTCAAAGTATTTGGAAGAGCGCCAGCAGCAGCTTGCCCAGGAGACTTCGGCGGCCCGGCACACCACGGTTTCCAGCTTGGAAGGGATGCTGGGAAAGCTCGACTGGTTCTCCGAGAGGAAACTGGAGGCTTCGGCAGATGAGACCGCCAAGAAAGAAGCGGAGGAGCATAACAAGTTCTTGACGGACCTCAAAGGGCAACTGAGCGCGGCGGTTCAGGACGAGACCCCGGAAATGCGCGCGATCCTGCTTACGGGAATGGCACAGCTTTTCCACCTTCAGCGGCGAGTGCCCGCGCTCGAAGCTCGGGCCGCCGCAGCCGAGAAGGAACTGGGAGAGGTCAAGGTCAAATGGGACGCGGTCCGCAACTCCAGCCGGTCGCGGCTGCAAGAATCGCAGGCCCCGGCGGGGGGAATTCCCGCGCAGAAGACCGGGACGAACTTCAACGAGCGCGCTTCAGACGCTCTCGACAACATCGCGCGGCAGGTGATGGAGCAGCGGTCGCAACAGGCTTCCGGTAACGCATGAACCTCGCCCAGTCAGATTCAACGTCAGGGGTTGCTCCAGTGGGAGTGGCCCCGGCGGAGTCTGTGGTGGTCTATCATAAGAAGGTGATGGTCGTCCTTCCGTGGTGGAAGCAGGTGTCGCCGATCACGGCGTTCTGCGTGGCGCAGTTGATCGACCGCAGGCGAACGTCGTCAATGTTGAATTTCGGGGATGCGTTCATAGCGCACTCCCGCAACTCGTGCGTTGACGTTTTTCTGCAAACCGAATGCGAATGGTTCTTGACTATCGACGATGACATGGTCGTTCCCTTCGGAAACGCAACGTGGTTTAGGGCGCATACGCGGTTTGACGACTTCCCGGAACAGTTTCTCTCGCTCAACGCGCTGGACCGGTTGATGAGCCACAAGAAATCGCTGGTGGGGGCGCTGTATTTTGGACGGCACCACCACGGGCCTCCGGTGTATAACGAGGCGGGATCAAGCCCGCAGGAAGCGGCGTTCGCGCGCAAGGCCCCACACGATTTGGTCAAGCCGACGCGATGGGTGGGCACGGGCTGTATGCTCGTGCATCGGAAGGTGTTCGAGGACATTGAGAAGAAATTTCCACGGTTGTCGCGGGGACCAGACCGCAAGGGCGGGAATTGGTTCACGTCCACCGAGGCAAGCTTGCTTAGCGACGTGCAGGGCCTTCGGGACCGGCTGCAATCGGGACCACTGACGGTTGACAAGGCGTATCAGGCGATGGCAGGGCTTGAAGAGACGCTGGCCCGGTCCCAGGCGGAGAATTCTCTGGGCTATGGGGAAGACGTGAGCTTCTGTCTGCGCGCGGCGGCGGCGGGGCATCAGCCCCATGTGGATTTGGGGCTGGTGTGCGGTCATTTGGGGCACTTTTGCTACGGTCCGCGCAGCACCCAGCAAGCCGCGCTCCAGCATGGCTAACCAAATCTTAATTGCGCTTCAGTTTTGGGAGGGGGATAAGGCCCGGGCGATGGAACTGGCTCGGTTTTTGGCGGACTTGGAACCGGTCAAGCAACAACAGGCCGATTTTTTGTTCGCGGCGCGTTTTGATTGCGACCCGGACCCGGCGACCGTGGCCTATGTCTCTCGAAAGTTCAATGTTTACACGCTGAAGAGCAAGCGTCAAGCGATAGGTTGGCCTGATGGGTGCAATGAGTTGTGGTTTTCGGTGATGGAGTGGGTTCAGTCGTTAGTGTTTTACAAGAAAATCCCCCAATACAAGGCCATTTTTACTTGCGAGGCTGACGGCGCGCCGATTATTCAGGATTGGGTCAACTGGTTGTCTCTGGAGTGGGACCGGGTGAACCGACCGAAGCCGGTTTGCATGGCCGGCGCTCTCATTCCGCCCATACCCGGATGCACGGATCGTTGGCACATCAACGGAAACGCGCTGATGTCTGGAAACCCGAAGTTTTTGTATTGGATCGCCCGGAGAATCGGGGGATCGCGCCCGGGTTGTGGCTGGGACTACTGCCTTGCAGGGGATTTCCAGCGAATCGGGTGGGCCGATGTTCCCGGGATAAAGAGCATTTACAACACCCCCACCTTCACGCCCGAGCAGTATGTGGAGATGATAAAAAATCAGTGGGTCTGGATTCACGGCGTCAAGGACACTTCTCTCATACGCATGGGAAGGGAGAAATTCAGAGTATGAACCGAGATTCTCGCATTTTTGTGGCCGGGCACCGGGGATTGGTGGGCAGTGCGCTTTGCCGGGTCCTAAAGGCTCAGGGGTTCACGGGGGTTATCACAGTTTCCCACTCCGATGCGGACTTGGAGGACCCGGTCGCCACCGCTTGGCTGTTTTCCTCATACCAACCCGAGTATGTTTTTTTAAGTGCGGCGAAAGTGGGGGGCATCGTAGCGAATTCGACGACGCCGGTTGAATTCATGGCGCAGAACCTGCGAATTCAGTTGAACGTCCTCGAAAGTGCTTATCGGCAGGGCGTCAAGAAGCTGTTGTTCCTCGGGAGCGCGTGCGCGTATCCGAAACTTGCTGAGAATCCGATAAAGGAGAGCGCGCTGTTGACCGGGGCTCTGGAGCCGTCCAACGAGTGCTACGCGCTGGCGAAGATCGCCGGAATCCGGCTGTGTGAAGCCTACCGGCGGCAGTATGGATGCGATTTCATCAGCGTGATGCCGACTAACCTCTACGGCATCGGCGATAATTACGACCCGGAGAATTCCCACGTCCTCCCAGGCATGATTCGCCGGCTGGACCAGTGTGTTCGGAATCGGGCAGACGTGGCCGTCATGTGGGGCTCTGGAAAGCCCGTCCGGGAATTCCTTTTCTCCGACGATCTCGCGCGCGCGTGCGTTCTGCTGATGCAGGAGTATCGCGGGGTAGGGTTGGTGAATGCGGGCTCGGGGGATTGGATCAAGCTCTCTGATCTTGCTACCCTGGCCGCTCAAGTGATCGGCTTTCGGGGCCGAATCGAGTGGGATGCAGGCCGGCCAGATGGGACTCCGATACGATACCTGGACAACTCGATCCTGCTCGACTTGGGGTGGCGGCCCGAGGTGGACTTGGCTGAGGGAATACGAATCGCACACGAAGACTTCAAATGCAGAAAGCGCTAATACTCGGAATCACAGGCCAAGACGGCGCGTATCTTTCCAAGCTCTTGCTTGAGAAAGGATACGAGGTTCACGGAATGGTGCGCCGGTCGAGCGTGGACAATACGCCCCGCCTACGCGACATCATGGACCAGATAGACCTCCACTACGGGGACCTCTCTGACAGCGCCTCTATCATGGGAATACTGGACGCGTGCGCCCCCGATGAAGTCTATAACTTGGCGGCTATGAGTGACGTGGGGGTGAGTTTCAAGACCCCCATTTACTCGGCGGACGTTACCGGCACGGGGACGATTCGTGTTCTGGAGGCGGTCCGGGCGGTGTGCGGGGTCAACACGAGGTTTTATCAGGCGTCGTCCAGCGAGATGTTCGGAAGCTCGCCGCCCCCGCAGAGCGAGGCTGCCTCTTTCCATCCGCGCAGTCCCTACGGGTGCGCCAAGGTCTTTTCGTTTCACGCGGTTGTGAATTATCGCGAGGCATACGGTATGCACGCCAGCAACGGGGTGCTCTTCAACCACGAGTCCCCCCTTCGGGGCACTAACTTTGTGACGCGGAAGATTGCGAAAGCTGTGGCCCGCATTACGATGGGGCTACAGAAGGAGCTTCGCTTGGGTAATCTCGAAGCCCGACGAGATTGGGGATTCGCGGGCGATTACGTGGAGGCGATGTGGCGCATGTTGCAGCAGCGCTCGCCGGGAGATTATGTGGTGGCGACGGGCGAGGCGCATTCAGTCCGGGAATTTGTGGAAGAGGCGTTTACACACGTCAACCTAGACTATCGCAATTTCGTCAAGACGGACCCGAGTTTGTTCAGGCCCTCGGAGGTTGAGTATTTGCTGGGGGACTCCAGCAAGGCGAAGCGAGTGCTGGGCTGGGAACCGAAAGTCAAGTTTCAAGAGTTGGTGAAAATGATGGTTGACGCAGAACTATGAATGAGGACACGAGAATCGCGGTCTGCTGCTATGCCGGCGACCAGCATCAAATAATCAAGACGCTGGGGGTTTATTTGCACCACCAACGCCCCGTTGTGATTCTCTCTCCCGAGGATTCCCCGGCGATCATCAACTATCCCGGCATTGAGAACCGAACCGGAGGAAAGCGGTGCTACATTGGTCAGGACTCGCTCGACCGGCAGCGCCGGCACCTGGAGATTCTGCTGGAGTTTCCCGAGAAGTATTTTTTGATCCACGACGCAGACTCGATGTGCTTGGAGCCGAAGATTCCCGCCTACCTGTATGAGGAGCCCGACCACGTCTGGTCCAACATTGTCAACGACGGCATCCCGGAGCATCAGGCCGCCTATCCGCCGGGGTTTCCGCACTTAGCTTTTCAGCCACCCTACTTTTTGTCGCGGGCGACAATCGAGAAGCTGCTGTCCGTGGCTGGCGAGATCAGGGCCAACCCGGTTCTTCCCTTCATAGATCATTACATGATCCAGCTTGCACTGAAATTCGGCGCATCGTATCGGAGTTTCCGGGACGGGGTGAGTTGTCCTATTTCTTGGGACCCCCCGTCAAAAGCGGTGGCGCTGAATGGCGTGCGGACGGAGGGCCTCATTTTCATCCACTCGGTAAAACGGAAAGAAGACCTCGACGACCTGTTGGCGGCGCGCGCAGATTATTTGCGGCAGCACCCCGGTTGACGGTTTCTCCAGGGAGTGCGACTGTTTTAGTGGCGACTATTGCCTCTCCCCGTCGCCGGGAGAACGGCCTTAAAGTGTGCGCTCGATGGCCAGGAGCGAGAGACAAACCTGAGTGCGGGCTAATCCCGCCAAGTCAAAAAAGACACACTATATGGCCTTTTTCTGCGACAACCCCAGTGCGATCAGTGACATCGCCAGTAAGGACACCAACCGGATCGTTGGCGTAATTGCCAAGGCACTCGCTGCCAACAGCCCTTACATGAACACCATCAACGGCGGCGTTTTCCCGAGCGGGACTTCTGACGCCATCCGTTCAATCGTCCAAATGCAGGCCGCGCCGGGTGACTCCTTGGCGATCCCGACCTTCGTTTGCGATACCGACATCTGCGGTCTGACCGGCGTGCAGGACCTCACCGACACCGTGGAGTTTACCCTCCGCCTGGAGTCGTTCCGTGGTCGCGGCCCGAACATCTGCGTCAAGAAAGGCTATGCGGCCTTCAAGGGCAGCTACGTCATGGCGGAAGACTCCATGAAGAAGCTGGTCACGCAGTATATCAACTCGGACATCCGCGCCCAGTTGTATCTGCGCTCCGCTTCCAAGTTCACCGCCAACGCCAATTACGATTTCAACTCGCTCTATTCGGGCGGCTTGGAGACGGACCTGGGCGTCAAGTTTGCGCCATTGCTCCCCACGGGGCCGATGACGTTCAAGGCTCTCCATTACATCGCCCGGTATCTCCGGGAAGTGCTCTTCGGCGAGTGGTATTCGCAGGATCAGGGTATGCCCCATTTCCGGTTCATCGGCGGGGCCGACCAGATCGAGTATTTCCGCAGTGAAGTCGGCGTCCAGAACGTGATGATCGGCCTCACCACTGGCGGCTACAAGCTCGGCGAGACCACCCTGACGGCCTACAGTTTCGAGCAGTCCCCGGCTTACCGGGGCCTCGCTTTCGGCGTCGATCAACGCCCGCTCCGCGCGCTCGGTTTCAACGCGGACGGCACGCTGAATCTGGTCAATCCCGTCACCATCGTCAGCAACCCCGGGCGCGGCACCGCTTTTGCGAAGCCGAATCCCGCGTGGCTCAGCGCTCCCTACGAGGTGGGCACGCTGATTGCGGACGGCAGCTTCGAGCGGCTCGTGCCCGAGAAGTATGTCGGCGAGGGCAGCTTCAAGTTCGCGCCACAGCTTCACATGGGCGAACTGGAGTGGCACTACCAGATCGACAATCAATGTAATCAGTGGGGGGACTTCGGCTGGCACAAGTATCAGATCACGCGTGCTTACCGGCCGCTCCGCCCGCAACACATCATCCCGATTCTGTATCAGCGCTGCACCGCTGACCTGGGCTTGGTTAGCTGCATCACCACTGGCGCGTCCAGCTACAGCGGCGGCAACAGCTACACCACCATTGGGGTGTGCGGCGACAACGAGACGCCCATCGTTCGCGGAGCCGCGAATGATCCGACGTTGACCCTGTAAGCCGCCCATCAGGGTAGGGGACAACCCGGGGGCGTGGTCTAGGCCACGCCCCCTTTTTTGAACGAAACTTTATATGCCCTTGGGTGCGATCATAGAAGGCGAACGTAGGCTCCTCGGAGTTTTGGGGGCTAACGTCACCCTTGGCGGGGTGCGCGTGGTGGCGGAAAAGGCTCACAACCAGATTGCGGACCTTATGCCCCTGTGCTCGGACTTACTAGTGCTGGTCCAGGTGGCGGTAGGTATCGCCACGCTGGTTTACATGATAATCAAAATCCGTAAGATAACAAAGAAATGAAGACGACATCCCTACTCCTAGCGTCACTGGTCTTGTTGGCCGGCTGCGGCACGCTCGTTCCCAAAAAGGTTGAGCTTTTCCAGGACAAGGTGAAACCTTTTCCAGAACAGAGCGCCAAGCTCCGGGAGCTTGAACGCGAAGCGATTTATCGTGCCTCCGACAAAACGGCGCAGACCCTGCAAGTGGCGCTGCTCGAAGGCGCGAGCACGAATGTCATTCAGCCGGCCCAGGAGGCTCGGGTGCTCACCCGGGCGGTAGCGGTGGCGCTGGGTCCGCCCCTCACTCCGTCCCCCACCAACGAGCCCGCCGTAGGACTCGCGGAGGGCCTGGAGAGTGCGGTGGCGGGCTACAACGTCAAGCTCGACACGTTCAAGGCCAAGAATAACGAGAACGAAGGGAAGAAGATCGAGGGAACGGGCCTTTTTCAAATCTCGTATATCTACTGGATCGGGGGCGCTGTCGGCGCGGTCCTCGTGGTGTTAGTAGTGGGAAAACTCCTGCTTACCGCCGCCGCAGTAGCGAACCCGGGCGCGGCGGTTGGGCTGAATGTCGTCAACGCGGCGGAGTCAGTGGCGATCAAGGGCTTCAACCAACTGGTGAAGGGCGGCGAGGACTTCAAGGGATGGGTGGAAAAGGAAGTTACGGACTCGGGCCTGAAGCAGAAGATACTGGACGCATTTTCCTCGGCGCACCAAAAGGCGCAAGACACCGATGTCCAGAACGTAGTGGCGGCGATAACCAAATAACGTCTATGGCTGGCGACACACACACTTGCGGCAACTGCGGAGGCGGACAGAACTCCAATGCCATTGGCTCTTGCGGGCGGGGAGACATCGGCTGTAATAATCCGTGCGGTCACGGCCCGGGGAATACTCCGCAGTGCGAATCTCTCCCGAGCCAAATCCAGAATTTCACAGACCAGTTTTTCGGCACGGTGGTAAAGACATCGGTGAACGGTGAGATTAAGTGGTCTCTTCCGTGCCAGCTTGACGTGGGCCTCCCATCGAATCCTCGCGGCGTGGACGAGGGCCTCGCGTGCTACTTCCTCCGGCTGTTCAACGCCGGCATCACCGGCCGGCAGGGGCCGCCCGGCTGTCCGGGGACCAATGGCACCAACGGCTACAACGCCTACACGGTGGTTGCGAAGAGTTTTCCGCAGCCTACACTGGCGAATCCGCTAACCCAGGTATCGGTTTTTGCGGACCCGGCAATGATTGCCGGCCTAACAGTTTTCATCGCGGGTTCCGGGACGTATCTAATCACGGACGCGCAGCCTGGGGGAGTCCTTACGCTGACGTTGATCCAGCCGGTATCGAATCCGGGGACCACGGTTCCCATCGGGGCTTTGGTGGTTCCCTCGGGTCCCGCGATACCGGGGCCGCAAGGAGTCCAAGGAGTCCAAGGAATCCCCGGGATTCAAGGTCTGGTTGGCGGGACGGTGGCGGTTGACGCGGGCCTTTACAGCTCGCTCGACTCTATCGGCGGAGTGATCCCGGGGCGCGGAGATTTTGGAATCACTGGGGGCATTTCAACGGTGGTCTTCGGCTCCAGCACTCCGGGGTTTGCCCCGGCATACGCGGGCACTTACTTGGTCACGGTCTCCACCGTGGTCCAGGCGAACGGCACCCCAGGACCGAGCGACTCGTTTAATATGAGACTGCGGACCTCGGATGGCATCATTTTCTACCCTACGCAGTATTTCGTAACCGGATTTTACCTTAACGAGATTCGGGGCTTGTCTTTCACGGCGACAGTCACTACGACCGGGACGGTTGGGCAGAAGGTCCAACTTCAAGCATGGGCCGGAAGCTTTACCGCCGGACTGTTTTCGGTAATGACTCGGCAGACGTTAATTTCATGGGCGCGAGTTGCTTAGGCGCAGTCGGTCCAAAGGGATGCAAGGGGCAGCATCCGGTGATCCATGTCGGGGAAGAGAACGGCATGGAGGGCGAGTGCAAGAGCGCGCGGGGCGGAACAAAAACGGTTGGCGTCCCGGAGTATGTGATGACAGTAACCAATCCGGAAGAACCCGGGTGTAGCACGAACTGATTATGAGCGACGACAAGATCGACCTTGGTGTGGGCATGGATGAAAAGTATGGCAGTCTCGGAAGTCCGGTAGAGGTGCGTCCTCCCGAGAATCGGACGGTGTATCCGCAGTTCCACTACTCCGGCCCGAAGGAGCTTGAGTTGCCTGACGAGGGCTGCATGACGATCCACTTCAAGAAGACCTCGGAGACCAGTGCCACCCGCCAGGATGGCAAGCACTGGTATGAATGCAGCATCGAGGTGCGGCAGATTTGCGACGTAGAGGACAACGAGCCGGATGCGCCTTCGAGGCGGGATACCAGTGCGGAGGACGCGCTCGACATGCTGGCCGCGAAGCTTGCGGAGCGGCGGGGAGACTCTGAATAATGTTTGTCATAAACGATCTGTATGACGAGGCGCGCAAGATAATCGGCGTCTGCGACGACACCAAGCTCTTTCGGTGGCTGAGCGACGCGGTGTCGATGATTGCGAACAAGGAGGACCTCGAAGGGTGGAAGGGCTTCCTTGACATTTGCACCGCCGGCTGCAAGAACTGCGATGGCGCGACGACCTGCAACAATCCGGCGGGTTGTGGCCGGCGATGCGTGGCCCTCCCTCGGGAGGTGGATACCGTTATTGGTGTCAACATCGGCGGGCAGCCCGTGCTTGGCTACGGGATGCTCTTTTCGTTCCATCTTAACGGACCCGGCGACTGCCGCACCGTCTGCGAGTGGAAATGGCAGGATCAAGGCAAGATGCACTGCACTTACAAGGACCTGCTGGAACCCGCGAAACTCGTGGCGTATCTCCAGACGCCGGAGGACAACAATTCCCAGGTCATCGTTTATGGTTTCGACAACAAGGGAAATGTGTTGCGGCGTCAAGACCCATCTGGGACTTGGGTGAATGGGTATCAGGTGCCCACGATCTACGGGGCGGCCATTCCTGATGTTGGCGCGCCGACCATCGCCCGCATCACGGGCCTATTCAAGCAGCCCACCGCAGGCAGTGTGCGACTGTCCACTATCGACGACTCGGGAGCAACCGGGACGCTGCTTTCGGTGATGGAACCGGACGAGACACTTCCGCAATACCGGCGGATTCAACTTAACCGGTCCTGCAACTGGGTCAGGATTGCCTATCGCCGGACCAACCCCGTTTACACATCGCGTTACGATCACATCGCTTTGCGGAGTCGAGTAGCTATCCTGATGGCTCTCCAGGCACGCAAACACATGGCCGACAATCAGATTGCGGAAGCTCACAGTTACGAGGCGGACGCGGCTAGACTAGAGTTGGAGGCTCAACAGATGGCCGAGCCGCCTGTTTACAATCCGGTCCAGGTCATCGACATGAGCAATCCGCGCGATAAATACGATTACGATATTCGGTAATGCCCCCGAGCCCTTCAACCCGGATCATCGACAGCGATACGACCTTCTTCAGCGGGATGAAGTCGGATACTGACCCTAGCCAGGTCCCCCTCGGCAACTACTACGCGGGCATCAATGTCATCAACACGGGGGGAACACTGTCCTGCCGGCCCGGGTATCGTTGCGTTTACACACTCCCGGATGGAAACCTGCAAGCCGGGTTCATCTTCCAGCCGCAGGACGGCTTAGAACAGGCGATGGTGGTAGTCGATGGGCGCGTCTATGTGGCGGACTGGCCGTTCTCTACCTTTCGTTGGCTGGAGGGCATTCAGTTCTCCCCGTATGCCCGCCAGATATTCTGGTGTCAGGCGGTGCAGTCGGCGGTGCGCGACGGCCCCGGAACAGACCCGGCGATAACAGTCATTCCGTCCAAGGCGATCATGTTCATGCAGGACGGCGGCCTGACTGCGCCCGCGTGGTATGATGGTTCTGATTTCGGGCACCTCACCGGGGACCCGTATAGCACTCCCTCCGGGGGGCCGATGGCCTGGGTGGGCGACCGGCTGTGGGTGGCGAGCGGGCATCAGGTTCTAGCCAGCGACATCTCGAACCCGTTCAGTTTTCGGGAGATAGGGTATCTCGGCGGTCAAGTCTCCTTCTATTTCAGGTCCGTAGTGACGGCGATGGTGGTCACGCCGTCCACCGAATCTCCGCAGTTGATGGTGTTCACGGACTCCAACGGCTCGATCCTCCAAGCCAACATTCGCGAGCGGGATTTGTGGACTACGACCCCCAATTTTCAGGAAGAGGTCATCGGCGTGGGGTGCCTCTCGTCCCGCTCCGCCGTGTCCCACTATGGGAGGCTCGTGTGGTATTCTCCTTCGGGAATCGTTTTCTATGACCCGGCGCTGAGTGGTAACGAGGATTCCGGTCCGGGATAATGAGATGCTCGTTAGCAAGGCGGTCGTGAGCGAAGACACGTCCCAGGTATCGACCGGAATCTTTGGCCAGTATTTGATGATCTCGCTGCCGGCGGAGGACAGCTACAACCGGCACACTTGGGTTCTAAACCACGCCAGTCTCACGACGCTCTCGGATGACTCGGGGCCATCGTGGGCTGGCTATTGGATTGGCACCCGCCCGGTGGAGTGGATGTATGGCCAGATTGCCAACGCCGAACGCGCCTATCACGTCTCCGTCGATTTTGACGGGAAGAATCGCCTGTGGGAAGCCTTCATGCCCGACCGGCTGGACAACGGCTGCCCGATTACGTGGGGAGTGCTCACCCGGGGATACTTCGGCGCAACGGCGGCAATTCAGGAGAAGCCGCCGGGCACCCGCTGCCGGCTGTCCTGGGTGGACTTGGGCTTCTCGGCCATCGAGGAGGATACGAACCTCGGAGTGTTTTACGCGGGCGGCACACGCGGCGCTTTCCGGCAGATATTCAACAAGCTCATTGCGGTGTCCAAAGGCAGCTTGCACTACGGGCAGCAGCTTACCGCAAATTCTTCGATCTATGCGTTCAAGGCCCAGTCGAGAACGCTCCGCACCGAAGACGCGAACCAGCAAACTTCGGTGGACTCGGCGGGAGCGTGCGGGGTTGAAACGCGCGACGAGGACAACATTGACCGGAGCTTTCAGCTTTTCATTGTGGGGCACGGCCCGGCGACCTTGAAGTGGATTCGGCCCTTTGCTTTTCTCGTGCCAGAGGACCTATCTGGCAATGGGGAGGCGTGCCAGGACGAGGCCGAGTTGCGAGCCACTCGATTCGACGGCGTCGGCGTCGAGGATGCGGACTATGCTGCGCTGGTGGCAGACCTCGCTTCGCAAACGATGGCGGATTATACGTCAGCGAAAACGGCATCAGTCTCCGAATCTGGATTTCAGGCGGTGGGTGTGGGTTTCGCGGAGAGCGTAGTGTCACAGTCGGCAGCGGATAGGGTGGCGGGGATAATCGCTACTAAGGTGGCGGACAACGAACTGACCGCGATGCTGCCGGTCATCACTTCCTATGGGAAGGGCTCGGATAGCACCAACGGAGGAAGCGGCGGTGGCGGCTCTGGGGACAACCCGGAGAATAATACCCCGGGACCCTTGGACCACTTCGGAATCGGCCCCATCGCGACGCAGACGGTCATAGCCACCGCAGCTTCGGTGACGATAGACCAGCAGCCTACTGTAACCTTTGTATGAACATCGCCATTGACGTGCTGAAGCTTCGGAGGATGCGGTTCGACTACGTGTCCCCGCCCATCTGCCCGCCACAGATCAGTGGCTCGGGCTCCGCGATGCTGGTGGAAGCAGTGGATAGCGCCCAGGCTCCGGCAAACTTGCGCTTTGTCGGTCAGTGCGATAGGTTTCTCACTTGGACGCCGGCTCCGGGGACGCTCTGCACCTCCCTATATCGAGCGCAGGACCCGGGCAACATTGCCGGAGCCTATGTGCTTGTGTCGGAGTGCTTCGCCCCGGGTCTTATCCAGGTGAATAGCCCGGGGTGGTGGTCTATCACTACCACGGATAGCAGCGGTGCTGAAAGCTCTCGGTCCACTCCAGTAGAGGGTCCCGCGCAGATCGTGATACCGACGGGGTGCTTTGTCTCGTTCACGCTCTATAAGAATCCAGACCCGGTCAACCAAGCCGGGACATACTACCCTGTCTTGACCGCCCCCGTGTCGGCCCCCGGCGTGATCGAGATCATGGGTGATGCCGGGTGCTATCGGCTCCAAGCAATCGCGGGTGTCGGAGTATCCAATCTAAGCGCTCCAATTTGTCGAGACACTATTCCGGGGTGTTGCCCGGAGCGTCCCTGTTCTCCCGAGTATGTCTGGGACTCCGACCTGTGCTCGTGCAAGCCGGACACCTTCGACAGCATCACCGCGCCGGCATCGGATAACTTTTGCGTGGGCGTCCCCTATGCGGGACAGTTTCAGGCAGTCGGGGGCACCGCGCCGTTCACTTGGTCTGTGGTCTCGGGAACGACTCCCCCGGGAATTATTTTCAATAGCGCATCCACAACCGGCATCGCCGCCCTGTCCGGCATACCTACCGCGAGCGGGACGTTTTCGCTCGTCGTCCGGGCCACCGACGCCGGGGGAAAGTCCCTGCAAAGCTCGGTGACTTTCGTGGGGCTAGACCCGAATCAGTATTCTCTATTTTCGGGTAGCTTCATGGTGGATGTCGCCTTTGATAAGCAGCTACTCTCGACTGGGGGGACTCCTCCCTACGCTTTTGTAATCACGGCGGGGGCGTTACCTCCCGGGCTGTCGATGACTTCCGGGGGACACATAACTGGAACGCCATACTGCCCCGGAGTCTATCCCTTCGAGGTGACGATAACTGACAGTCTCGGCGTGGTTTGCGTGGTAGAGCTATCCATCAACATTTCTGCGTGTCCGGTGGTTTTGACTTATCCTACTATCCCTCGGTGGGGAACTTCGCTAGACGGACACTTCGGTCCCCAGACTAATCTCTCCTATGCGGCGTTCGACGCGTCTTGCAACCGGACCTTGTGGATTCCGCAGAGTAGCTATCTGACCGTGGCTCCGTTCCAAGTAGTAAGTTTGGTGAGCACTAGAACGGTATCCCTGGCGGGGTATGCGACGGACTCGTCAGGTGCGATAAACACGGCGGCCAAAGGAGACCGGAGCAACGGGATGGGGCAGCCGGTGATTGACACGAAATACAACCAGTGTGTTGTAGGCGGCGACCAGGGTTATTTCTCGTGGTATGGTCTGAATTCAAAAGACCTGTTGGCGCTGACTTTTATCGCGCATCCGCCGGCTGGCATCTACCAATTCCTCCAGCCTCGACCCGCGTATGACCCAGGACGGGGCAGGATTTACATGACCCAATCGACTGCTGGACAGTTGGAAGTTCAAGTGCTGGATTGCGGCACCCGTGCGGTTGCGGGGGACTACACTCATCCGGGCCGCCTTGGCGGAGCGGGGGCATACTGCCCAGTCAACGACACCCTGTATTTGGTGAATGCGGAAACCTATTCCGGGGCTCGGGAGTTTCACACTTGGAACCCTAGCACTAACGTCTTCACTATCGACGCGCCCACGGCTCCGTTGACCTCCTCGCCGGTATCGAACATCTGGTTTTTACCCGGGATCAATTTGATTGCCGTTCAAAACGGGAACAGTGTTCAGTTTTTTGACCCTACCAGCGCCAACGCTCTAATAGGAACAGCCACTAACACTGGAACGGTAGTGGACATCTGCTACAATTCATGCAACGGGCTTATATACATCTGTAGTGGAGCCGCCGGAATTTCCCGGCGGGACCCGGCGAATGCTTTCGTGTTTAGCGCGACTTCGTTCAGCACAGCTACGCACTATGCTTCTTTGAATTTCGATCCGGCCAGTAACCGGATTTTCGCTGTCGCCCAAGGCAGTTGGCAGATTGACACCGGAGTCTAATTATGAGTCTAAACGCAACCAACCTATACATTCAAGCCGCCCCAATCCCCGCAACCTTTGTGGGATCGCCCAACGACCTTTTTGCCGAGATGATTAAGCGGATGCGAATCCTCTCTCCTAGCGGAACAAATTTCATTTTCATCGGCGACACGGAGCCCACGTCTAACGTCGGCCCGTGGCTGAAGAATGGGACCCAGTGGTATGTCTGGGACCCGGCCACGAAAGAATACCAGCCCCAAGACATCTCGGCTTCGTTCACTCCGTCGTTTAGCATCGGCAACGCTGTTCCGGCTTCGACGGTTCCTCCGGTCTGGCTTCGGACCACCAAGGACGCCACCTCGGCCAACGCGAACGATTACGGCAGTCCGATTCGATGGTTTACGTTTGACGCGACCGTCGGAAACTGGACCTCGCCGCACCCGGTCCAAGTTGCCGACTCCGCGAATGAGCGCCGGCTTTGGGTAGGTTCGGAAGCGGCGCTCTGGTCGTATGACGGCGGCGACGGGACCAACCCGGCAGTCAGTCCGCCCACCGCCGCGACGGGGGCCATGTGGCAGGTTGACCACAACTTCGATTTCAGATTCCCGGTGGGCGCTGGCGTCAACCCGACCGCCTACTCCCCGTATCCGGCCTCGGCGGTAGCTGTCGGCGGCGCAGGCGGCGAAGAGCGCCACTTCCTTACCCCCACCGAGCAAGCGGCGGTCCCTGATTTGACCCTCTCGGGGGCTTCGGGGCCTACCAACTTTTCGGGGGCCAGCTTCCACCCGCTCCTTCAAGTCACCGTCAACAATGTGACCGTGGATGGGGCGAATCTCGTGCCGGGAACCGTTCCCATGACTCCGACAGCCAACGCCACTGTGGCGCACAATACAATGCCCCCGTATTACGGGGTATTCTTCATCTCTCGCACCACTCGGCAATACTACACGCCTTGATTTCTGGGAGACTGTTGTAAGAATGGACGCGCTAGTTCCAACTCTGGAAAAGATTGAGCAGATTGAGGCTCGGTTGCTAGCATTGCCCCAGGTGGAAGTCCCCGTGACCAACCTGTTCGCGGCGGGGTTGTATTGGCGGGAGATCACGCTTGACGCGGGCACCTTCGCCATCGGGCATAAACACAAACAGGAGCACATCAACGTCATCTTGACGGGGCGGCTTCGCGTGTTGGCGGACGGCAAGGTTACGGAAATTGTCGCGCCAGCGGTGTTCAAGTCCGGTCCGGGAATTCGGAAGGTTGCTTACGCGGTTGAGACTACCCGCTGGGCGAACGTCCTGGCAAACCCCACCGAGGAGTCGGACGTGGACAAGTTGGAAATTCTTTTTGTGGAAAAAAGTCCGGCGTGGCTGGCGTGCGCGGCGGAAATGAAGTTGCTCACAGACTCGATATAATATGGCTTTTGTAGCAGTGGCAATCGGAGGGGCCGCCCTGGCAGGGGTGGCGAGCAGCGCAATCAGCAGCAGTTCGGCCAGCAAAGCCGCGCAGTCGCAAACGAATGCGATCAACGCCGCGCAGGCGAATCTCGACAACCTTGATCCGAATGTCGTAAACGAGCAAGCATTGCAGGCGGATACCGCGCGGGCGAAGAATCAGATCGCGCTTCAGGCGCAGATAGACCCCGCACTTGCGGCACAGCGCCAGCAGTCTGAGGGAATGCTTTCGGCTCAGCTTTCTCAGATTGGAAATGCTCAGAGCGATCAGGTTGCCAACGCGGCTACCCAGTCGGCGCTGGCCGGTGTTCCCGGGCTCCAATCCGGCGAAGCTTCTTTGGTGTCCGCCGCGAACCAGAACCTTGCCGCTGGCGCGACGCTGCCGGCGGACCTGCAAGCGCAGATGATGCAGTCCGGTCTGGAACAGACCGGCGCAGTCACCGGCACAGCCACCGCGCGAGGCGCGGGCGGCCCGATTCTTCAGCAGGTTCTTGGCACCGCTGGACTTCAACTTCAGCAGCAGCGACAGACTCAAGCGGCCAATCTGATGACCGCCGCTGGCAATCTCGACTCGCAGCGTCAACAGATTTTGCAAAGCCTTTTCCCGAAGCTCCAGACGCAGCAGTTGAACAACATGTCGGCGACTTCGGGAGTGCTGAACAACTCGAACAACCTGCTTCCGCAGGCGGGCCTATCGGGCGCGAACGTAGCGAACATTTGGCTGGCTAAAGTGGGAGCCACGAATCAGCTTACGATCCAAGCGGGGAACGTCAACGCGCAGAACGCACTCGCTCAGGGCGCGGCGACCAACCAGGGCATCGGGGCGGTGTCGGGAACCCTTCCCGGGCTGGCTTCCTATTTCAACAGTGCGGGCAGCAGCGGTGGGAGTGGCAGCAGCGGCCTTAGCGACTTATTTGGCACGGCAACTACGGGCGGGGGTTCGACCGCTAGTGGTCTGGCAGTCCCCAGCATCTGAACATGGCACTCTCCCCACATGGCGGTTGGACGGCGTCTTCGTTGTTGCCCGGGCTCGCGGCTGGTTTCTCCGCCGGTATGACTCCTGGGTCGAAGCTCGCTCCGGCTCAGGTGTCTGGCAATCCGAACAGCCAGAAAGTTGCGCTCGCGCAATCGACGGCATCCCGGAAGGCCCTGCTGGACCGGGTCATGGGAAAACAAAGCACCTTGGCCCCCGCGAAACAGCCGAACCAGAACCTAGCGGCAAATTCTTTTTCAACCCAAGGCTATCAATTCTCTCCGGTAACTAAACTTTGAGCTATGGCTGCTGAACGAGACGACGGACAAGACAAGACCGACCGCAGAGAAGACGCGCGGCTGGTTCAGAAGGAGCTTGACTTTCAAAACAAGATGCCGTTCTATGAGTCGGAACCGGACATCAAATACGCGCCTCGGGTGAAGGGAGAGAACGAATAATATGGCAGGCATCCAAGACCCGCAACCTTTGTCGATTTCCACTCTCGGGCAGCCGCTGGTGAGCCCGCTCGATCCCGCCGCGACACCACAGGTAGTGGCGCTTGACCAGCAGATCAATCAGCAGGCGCAGGCAAGCTCTGCCGGGCTCATCCAGGCCATCCAGAATGCTCCCGTTGCGGCAGCGCAGAGACAGTTAGCGCTTCAGCAGGCTGCGGAAACGCTGGACCCGAATGCAGTGGCTGCAAGGGAAGCCCAGGTTCAAGCGGCTGCCGCGACAGCGGCAGCGACGACTGCACAGGCGAATCTTGCCACCAAGCCGCCCGGGACCGCAGACTTGATCGCGCTGCACATAAAGTATCACGGCGTCCCCGTGCGGGGGACCAACGGAATGCCGGATTTAGATGCAACGGCGGAGAGTGGTGCGGCGTGTTGGCGTGCCGAAAACCAGCTTCAATACGCTTTGAAGGGACTCCAAGCGACTCCGCAGGTGTTTTGGGAAAACGGTCAACAGCGCAGCCGGCTCGTCAACGGGTTTGGGGATAACCTGACCCCCGGCCCGGATGGATCGAACCCGGTTCGCGAAAAGTTTGAGAAGATGCGGGACTCCGCAGCCTCCACTCTCTTTGGGAGCCCGGACTACTCTGGAAACACGCCGGGGCAGTTGAACCCCACCCCGGAAACAGGAGCGGCCCCGGGCGCGCCAACGCTTTCGGCGGCTGACGTTGCTCCCGCCACTCCACCGGTGTCCGCGTATCCCGCATGGGCAGCGGCGCAGCAGCCGGCGTTAGCGGCACCCGTTGACCCGTCCCAGGCCCGCGCGTGGCTGCTGAACGCCGGGGTTAATCCGGCAACGATGTCTGACACGGACGCGGTGGAAGCCTATCAGTCATTGCAGTCCAGGGTTGCTTCAGCAGTCGTTCCTCTCGCCCCGCCGGCAGCCGCGCCCGCCGTTGCGCCGATCACGACGGTTTCGTCACAGCCCACAGCCACGGGCGGCCATACCACCACGATCTCTGTCGAACCGAAACCGGCTCCCGGGATTCCGATGGCTCAGCGGCCAGTCGTCAGCCCGTGGGGGCCGAGTTTTCTCGCAGCACCAATGCCCGGGACCGATCCGAAGTCGCAGGTGATGAACTTGAAGAACCCGGAAAACGAAGCGTATCACACTTGGAACAAATCCAAGGGAGAGATAGCGGAAGTCCGCTCGCTGGCCGCTGACCCAGAATATGCGGGCAAGACTCCGGCACAGCAGAATGCTACCGACCTGAACCCGTTTGACCTTCGGCTGAAGGCAGCGGTTTCGGCGATGACGAATCCGCAGACTGCTGAAGGCAGGTCTGGTTACAAGATGATGGAGCTTGAGTTGAAGCAGCCCTACGTTCAGAAATACGTCCAAAACATCCGAGAAGCGCTCACGGGCACGGGCACGCTGACCCCGCAGAGTCGCGCGGCGTTACTTACCGCCGCGCAACGAATTGGGCAGGCGAAGGAGGCAACCGCCGCACCCCAAGTTCGCAACACGGTTCAATCGCTGGCGCGCATGGGCGTTTCACAGGACAGTATGCGCGCGCTGGGCTTGGACGATGAAGACCTCGCACTCGGTATGGCGGCCCCTGCTGACGCCGCGCCGCCGACGCCACCGACGCCGCCCCGGACGACTACGGTGGGCGGCAAGACCTACTACATGAAAACGTGGTAGCAACCGGTTGCGCCCGCTACCGTTTTCGCATAACCTAACACCAAATGGCTGACATCAACACCAGCGACGCGACCGCGCAAGCACCGGCGCAAGCGCCCACCTTCACGGATGCGGCAGGCAATCCAGTCCAGTTCACTCCCGAGCAACAAGCGGAGGCACTGCAAAATCTCTCTCCTGCACCCACCACAGCCGCTACAGCCGCCCCGCCCGAGGCACCGCAAGAGCTACTGAACCCCTACAAGGGAATGCAGTTGACCGACGAAGCTGGCAAACCGGCAGCGCTTACGCCCGCGCAGCAGGCAGAAGCGCGCAAGAATGCGGGAGTTGTCGATCCACTGCTCGACCTGTCGGCGGATGACATGTTCGCCCTTGCTCGAAACCCGGACAACAATTTTAGCATCCTCCAGGCATTCCGAGCCCGGCAAAAGGAAGTGGCACAGGACCCGGGAGCGACCCGGCGAGTTGCCGACGCCTGGGCAAAATACAAAGCCAGCACGGGGTTGGGTGATCTTCCCTCTGTTAGCGACATGGCCAACAATGTCTGGGGATTCGTCAGCAACGCTGCCAAGTATGCCGGCGGACTCGTCCAGTCGTATCCGGCTCGAATCGGGGCTGCCTTGGGGGGAACAGACGGGGAGATGACCCCAGCGGAAGCGGAAGCGCTGCAAACTCAGGCAGAACGCGCGGCGGCCACGGGAACGGCGCTCACGGGGTTAGGGCAACAAGTGGGCCGTCTGTTCGAGCCTAACGCAGGCTCCCCCAGTATTATACCCAGCCCGGTAATCAGCGCCGGAATGAACCGCGTTGCTGGCCTCTTTGGAATTCCCGAAGAAAAGCCTAGCGCGCCACCGAACCCTGTTGAAACCCTTTTTCGGGACTCCACCAAGGCAGACCAACTCCAGAAAGCCACTGAAGGCAAACTCGGCGGCCCCATCGGTGATCTTCCTCCAGAAACCCTCGCAGCAATGGCCAAAGCAGGCTATCCCCTGCGGCCCGACGTTGTCGCCAGCCTCGCGCAGGGCGATCCACTTTCGCTCTACCTCATGGGCAAAGCGTTCGGCGCTGCCGGGGAGGCCATTCCCACGGTCATCCCCAAAGCGGCGCTAAACTCCGCCGGGGAGGCGGTCGCTACTGGTGCCGGGGGGACTATCAGCGCGTTGTCGAAAGGCGCGCAGGCAGTAATCCCGAAAGTGACCCCGTTTCTTCCGCCGGCTTTCGCCGCAAAGGGCGCGGCGACGGGTGCGGTGAGCGTCGGTCCGATAACCGGAGCCGCTATCGGCTGGGGCGCGGGCAAAGCAGCGGCCAAGCAGTTGACTTCGCTGGCCCCCACCCTGGAAAAACTGGAACTGGCGGGGCAGCAAATCGCGGGCAAGCTTCCGGTGTCAAGTTCCTATACTCAGCTTGCCAAAGACATTTTCCAGTCGGTTCCAGCGGCAGCGTATGAGGTTGGCAAAGGCGCGCTTTTTGACGTGGCGATGGGCGAGTCGGCAGATACTCCCGAGGAGGTTAATGGAGTCGGAATCGGAACTGCCTTTGGGATTCTCGGCGGCGGAATGGTAGCCGGCCAGCACGTATTGAGCGGTCAGCTAATCGCACCAAGAGCCTACGGGTCCCGGGTGACTGTTCCGTCAAACGGATTTTATCCCGCGCTGGATGCCGTGCATCAAGCGGCGGCGAGCGTGGCACCAGATGGAGTGAAAACGCGTGTAAACGCTATTCGGGCTTTCGTCAAAGGCGCGCTCCCGGACTACGATTTCATTTACGCCGGCCCCAAACCCGCTGAGGGTCCCGACCCGTTGGTTTCGGCGTTGACCAAGATGGGAGTCCCGGAAGAGCAAGCGAACACCTGGGCTGCTCAAGACGGTATCACCAGCCGAGTTCTCGGCGACCACAAAGTCATCATCGCTCGGGACGTGGACGCCGCCCCGCACGAAGCTGGGCATGGCATTGAAGACGTTCTGGGCGAGTCGATCATGCGCGGCTTCGACCGAGCGATACAGGCTGACCCGCAGTATGCTAACAACTGGGACCGCTTGGGCCAGAGCTATGCCGATGCCTTGGGCGGAAGACCTGACGAATCGTGGCAGGACACAATCCTGCGGAAGTCTGGGTGGGGTGCCCGGGAGGCTCAAGAGAAGCTTGGTCAGCCCGCAGTTGGCGAAGGTCCCTCCGATCCGGCAGCCGCCCAATCCAAATGGGCTCAAGCGCTCGACGCCGCTGGCGGCGACCCCACCGAAGCCTACAAAGCGGTCTTGACCCCCGGGGAGCAGAGTGAAGTGGCAAACCGCTACATCTCCCGGGAAGTGGCTGCTGAAAACTTCGATGCGATGTTCAAGCATACCGGCGGATTTACGTCGGAGGACAATTCGATACCCGCACGCATGGCGCGGGTAGTCGGTGGAATGGTGTCCTACCTCGGCGGAGAACCGCTGGCCGGACGCACCTCGGAATACCGCAAGTTTCCGCTCAGCTACGACGTTACCAAAGCCCAGGCCGAAGGAGTCGAGGGCGTCTTGGGAAACAAGCCGATGATCGAACCACCCACCCCGAGGGGTCTGAAAAACTTCGGGCCGCCGGTGACGCAGCAGCAAAAAGACGATGCCCAGAAGTCCGCGCAGGCGATGGCCGCAGAGGCAAGCCCGACACCGCTCGAACCCGGAGCCAGCAGCCCGCGTGAAAGTATTGCAACTCTTGCTGAGGCAATGGCCGGGGGCAGCCCAGTCCAAATCACAGGCCGCGCAGCCGCTCCGGGCGATCCTAGCTCGTCCATCGCGTCCAACCGCACGGTCCGCCGGGCGATTATCGAAGTCTGGCGGCGGATGCCTGACTCGGCTAAGTCGCTGGTGCAGAAACTTTTCTTCCCCACCCGCATAATCAAGACCAAAGGCGGCACCTATCAGGCCGAGGGCTGGTCTCCAGAAGTGCTCGCCGCGAATGCTCAGAAGAGCGCAGAATTCCTCAGTCAGCTATCTGAGAAGGGTTCGCCGATTGCCTTGCCCGCCGGAGTTGAGCTAGACCCGGCAACCAAGTCTTTCACCCCCGACAGTTGGAAGCTGATTTTCGACCAGTTGGACAAATTTGCTGCCAATCAGCGCGCGGGCAGAACGGGTGCCGGTGGGCCGCTGGTGGTCCCGAAAGAAGTCACCGAGTCCGGCGGCTATGCCCCTCCCGTCAGGGGAGAAGTCTCGCCGGTGCCACAGGACATGGCGGACTTCCTGAACTACCTCTACAATTTCAAGCTGCCGGACACCGCGCTGATTCGCAAAGGCACGCCGGCCAATATCCAAGCGCAGCGGGTCAGCGAGGCAACAATGCCCGGGCGAGTCAGCGAGCCGGTTACTCCCAGAGGAGTGTTTGGCGAATACGGGAAGACTGAAGCGACCCGAGCCAAACAGCGCGCTGCCGCTGAACTGTTGGGAATCTCGGGCACTCCAGTCGCCGAAGTCAATCCTTTTCGGAAGACCGTGGAACAAGCCGCAGCGGCAACTGGAATCCCGGCTCCGTCTTTGTTCGAGGCGATCCAGCATCTTAATGTTGAGGGCATCAAGAGTGTTGAACACGCGCCCGAACAAGGAACGCCGAACATCCCGGCGAACACGGCGACGCTGACCGCCGGCTTTCAACCGCCCCGTGTAAACGACGAACCTGCGGAACATTTAATTCTCCCCGAGGGAATTAAAGGATCGACTGTTTCCAAACCACAGCCACTCTATCATATCGCTTCGGCAGAAGAGGGCAACCCGTGGGTCCGCCGGTCCGCCGATCCTACGCGCTCAAGCGCTACCGACAACTCGGGACGCACGCTTCTGGTCCAGGTATCCAGCGACTTGATAAACCCCGAGGCGCTGGCCGGCAACAAGGACCAAGCCACCCAGTATTACGATAAGCTCTACTCTGGCGCTCGCCCCGGTTACGCGCGGATGCAGGACTTCTGGGAAATCCCGCAGTGGATTGGCTTTGCCAGCCACTTCGTTCCAGACGCGGATGTCTATGTCGTGCGCGACGTGGCGACCGCAAAGAAATTCCTGAACGAGGCCGGCTATGGCCGCGTCGCCTTCTCCGCACTAGACACCAACAAGGCGCTAATCCGCGATCTCGTAACGGACTACCCGGGCAAGGTGGACATCGGCGGGTATGTGGACCCGAAGACTTTCTCCGACCTGCCGAACGTCAAATGGCATGATTCGATGGAGTCCTTGGCTAACGACATGGGCCTCCCATATAAAAATGGGGTTGACTATCGGCACTTCCAAGGTTCCGACGTTATCCCGCGCCTCACTATGTCTCAAGGGTGCCGTCATAAATGCGCCTTCTGTTCGGTCTCGAAAAAGGTGACGGAGACTCCCTCAGCTACCATCGTCCAACAGGCCGACCAAATTGCCAAGCTTGGCTCGAAGCTCGTCTATCTCAATGACAAGACTTTTGGCCAAGCGAGCAACTACAAGCAGCTTTCTGACCTTAACCAGCAAATCCTAGCGCAGAATCCCGACTTCAAGGGGTTCATCGTCCAGACGACGGCGGCTCAGTTGAAGACAATGCCTGCCGACTGGCTGGCGAAGTCGGGCATCAAGTTCGTGGAGCTTGGCATTGAAAGCTATAACGACCCGATCTTGAAGGCGATGCACAAGCCCGCGACGACTTCGATGATCGACCAGGTGACTCAGAAGTTGCGTGACAATCACATCGCGCTGATCCCGAACATCATCATCGGGTATCCGGGCGAGACGCCCGAGACCTACAAGGCGACCCTCGATTACCTCAAGTCGAATAAGGACATCATCAGCCACGCCAACATCTACAACTTGGCACTCTACAAGGACGCCGAGTTAGGCAAACAGATCGCGACCGGTGCGGACGCGGACTTCAACGAGAATGTCCTGGAGAAGTCTTTCCACACCAACCCGGAGGTGCATCGCCAGTTCGCCGGAGACGTTTACGGTTTGGCCCAGTCGATGCTCGAAGGTTCGCCGGAGAGCGCGCAGTTCCAAGCACCGCGCGAGGGCGTGGAAAAGCTGGACGACATGCCAGACTCGATGGAAAAGATTTTCCCGAAGAGTCTGCCCAATTTTCAGTTCCAGCCGAACAAGGACCCGCGCGCCGTTCGCACCGCCGCCGTAAGAGACCCGGAGACGGGCCGCATTTTTGAGGGCGCGATGCACTATAACGCGCTCACGAAGGCGATGAACGAGGGCGGCATCGCGGGGCCGGACTTGGTGAAGCTGGATCACGGCTTCCTGACTAATGAAAACGAATACCTGACACGTCAAGAGGCGTGGGAGCGCGCAAAGGAACTTAATCAGCTTGGAAAAGGCTCCTTGGAGCGCGACGGAAAACAGTATGCCGGGTTCGATAGCGGGTTGGTTTCCGAGGACCTGCCCAAACCCGCGCCGGCAGAAGTAGTTCCCGAGGTGCAAAAGCTCCTCGACAATGTTTACAACTTGACCCCGGAACAGTGGTCCGCGATGGTGAAATCGCCAGAAGCGCGGGGCGGGTCAAGTTACGCTCACCGCACCGGAATGGCCGCCAAATCGACTGCCGATCTCGCGGCACTCCGCGAGGCGCATGGGGTCACGTCTGAACTTGGCCGGCAGTCACTCCAAAATAAAGACCCGATGGGGGCGATGAATTTCGGAGTCAAAGCCCAAGCTTTGAGAGAGGCATACGAGGCGGCCACGGGGAAGACGATGGATGGCACCCAAGACGTTAGTGGGACGATCCGCGCGCTGCATGATCCCAACTACCAGCCGCCCGTGACCGGACAATACCAAGTGGCCCCCGAAGTCCGCGAGCTTGTGGACCGAATGAACAGCACTTCTCCCGAAGAGTGGTCCGACTGGGCGCACGCAGGCGGTGGCATGTCCTTCGCCGCCCACACCGCCGGCACCAAAGCTCGCTCGGCGGCAGACCTCGATGCCCTCCGCACAGCATACGCGATCCACAGCCGGATTGCCGAGAAGGCGCTGGCCGCTGATGATATTGACTTGGCCTCAGTCGCCGGCAACAAAGCACAAGCAGCCAACGAGGCGATAATGGGCGCGACTGGCCGGGATATAAAAGGACGTGATGTCACTTCGACGCTTCGCCAAGTTCACGACAAGAATTTTCAACCCCCGCTATCCGCAACCACGGACCGGCAAGCAAGCGCGCAATTCCAAGCCCAGACTGACGCCGGAAAAAAACTTGAGGAGGATGGGCATACCTTCACGGAGCACAACTACTCCGGGGGACACCTGATCGTCGTTTCCAAAGGCAAAAAGCAAATAGGTGTGATCGAAAGCTCTCCGGTGGACGATACCACTGCTCGGGTTATGGGGGTGAAGGTAACTCCCAGCGCGCAAGGCAAGGGGATTGCTGAGACTCTTTACCGGGAACTGGCTACCCGGCTTCAGGCAGAAGGCAAGACCTCGCTCACGGGAGACGTAATACACCCGGCTCCCCTGAAGATACGAGAGAAACTCTTCGGCGCAGCCACTCCTGCGGGAAGAGAATTGACCACCGCCTATGGGGGCTACGCGCAGCCCGTAACGTCCCCCATCAACCCCGAGGCACAGTTTTCTGCGCCGAAAAGGGATTACGAGGGCGAGCAAGTTACTCACGCCGCCGTGCGGTTGCCCAGCGGAAGGGTGTTCAAGGCCCGCGCTCCCCTTGGCGGGAGCGACCGGCGAAACGCAGTTCACGGTTCCGCGTTCCTCCGGGCCTCGGAGTCTGGAGATGATACCTCTAGTTGGGAAGAGGGGTTTGTCACCACCAAGCGGCCTTTCGTGGACCGGGCCACGGGCTACCGGATTGCCATCAAGTCTGGGCAATTTTCCAGAGAGGAATACGACCGGGCAGAAAGGGAAAAAATGGGTCCCCGTGGGGAGTCGCAGGGGCTAGGCGACAATCCCGACTTAGAGACGCTGTCCGCACGCCGGGCGGTCCAGATGCGAAGAGACGCAATCGCGCGGGGTATCTCGCTCGACTCACAGGCGCAGGCCCCGAAGACCTACATCATCCGCCACGGCAGCACGTCAATGAACGCGGATGATCCCGCGAAGGACAAGATTCGGGGGTTTGTCAATGTTCCCCTCTCCGAGGATGGGAAGAAAGAGGCTCAGCAAACTGCCGACCAACTCAAGTCCTCGGGAATCACTACCTTGGTGACTTCCGACCTGAAACGGGCTCGGCAGACCGCTGACGCAATCGCGAAGACAACGGGAGCGACCGTGGTAGAGAATCCCGGCTTCCGACCGTGGCACTTGGGGCCAACTATCGAGGGCAAGCCGACTAAAGAGATGTTGCCGGTCATCGCCGGCTACACCGAGAAACCGGATAAAGTTCCCCCCGGCGGTGAGTCCTTCAACAATTTCAAGGACCGCTTCCTCGGGGCTTTTCACGATACCCAAGAAAAGTATCCAGACGAGAATGTCGGCATCGTCACCCACTACCGGGGCTCGAAGCTCATGGACGCATGGCGGGACACCGGCACAGACAACGACACGATTAACCCAGAACTTTTCGAGAAGTATTCGCCCGACACGAAGCCGGGCAGCTTCGACGTGGTGGACAAGGAAGGCGCTGAGATCAAACCCGAAAAGGAAGGTTTCCTGGGCCGAGTCCGCCGAGAGATTGGCGAGATGGCGGGGACGGTTGCCGGAATCGAGCCGGGTATTCAATTCCAGCCGAGCGCAAATCCTCGGGCTATAAAATGGCCTGCGGTCCGCTATGAAGACGACAGGGGACACGTATGGGAATATGCCGCTCCCCGACACGCTGAAGCCGAAAAAAAACTCGTGGAGGCCCTAGGGTATACCCCCCACTACAACCGGGTAGAAGACGGATTTGTTACAAACTCCGGTGATTTTCTTGATCGAGAGGCCGCCTATCGCCGAGCTATCGAGACCAAACAGTATTCTCCCAGGACCCGAGATCGCGGAAGCCTGATCGCCGAGGAGACCTCTGGGATGGCTCCCCGGGAGGACGTTCAATTCACGCCGAAGAGAGCGACAGACAAAGACTGGAAACTCAAGCTTGGAGCTAACGGTTTCTCGAAGGCGTGGATCACCCCCGAGGGGAAGCCAATCCAACTGGGGGGCACTTTTCACGACGTATGGCTAAACCAGAATCCAGACGTAAAGAAGCAACACGGCATCCCGGAGGACGTGACCGAGGAAACTCCGGTGCGTCAAGCTGCCCTGAAAGCGGGATTTGCCCGGATCAATTACTCCGTAAACAATGGCGGCCTGATTGTCGAAGCGCGGAGCAAGGACTGGCCAAAGCTCGCGCCGGCAGTCCGTCAGTTTGTTCAGGCGAATGCGGGCAAGATCGACAACATGACGGTCGATCTTCTCGACAACAAAGCCGACCGCTCGATTGACTCCGACTTCGCGCCGCTTTTCCAGTTCTCCGACAAGGAGAAAATGAACCACCTGCCACTGATCTCGCCGCCGAGTCCGACGACTGAAATGTCTCCGCAGGCCAGCAGCGCACAGTATCAGGCCCCCAAGCTTTTTCCTGAGCCCGCGTTCGACGAGGAGCTTGAAAAGATTCGCTCTGGTGCCACAGGCGGCCAGTCGTTCACTCCCGCTGGCGCGGTGTGGAAAGCGCCAGCCGACTCGAAGATTGACTTGGTGTCGCTGGCCTCGAAGAACATTCCACTTGGAGACCTGGACCGCGAGACGGTATCGAAGGCGCTCAAGAATTACGCGGACTTGCTGGACGAGCCGAATGTCGTGGCTGGCCTCTATGCTTTTTCTAAAGACGGCAAGCCGATGGTTTCGGTGGACATCAATGCCGCCGTCTCGAAGAAACACCGGGACAACACCCTCGCCTTTGCCAAGGCAAACGATCAAGTGGCAATCTGGGACGTGGAGCACAACAAGGAGGTGCCGGCGGGTGGAAAGGGCGACACTCGGCTCCAGACCCCCGGTGAGATTCTCGACGCGATAAATGATCTGTCCAAAGGCAACCCGGTGGACGTGGACAATATCATCAAGGAGAACCGGACCACAGGCCGACCCGAGGAGATGGGATTGCCGGGCATCGGTGGAAAGCGCGCGTTGTCGCCCTCCCAGATGTCCAACATGACCAAGGCGGACATTGCGGAATACTATCCCGAGTCCGTGATTCCCCGGGCTCGCACCGACGCCGTCCCTTCGGAGATTACCAAATCGCCGCTTTACCGGGATTCTGACAACCCCGCTCAGTCTTTCGGGCGAAAGCTGGCGGAGTTTGCTAAGGAGTGGCGGGACCACCCGTCGTTCCAATCGGGAGCCCGGTGGTATTCCGAGTTTACGCCGAAGCTCAAGGAAATTTTCAAGGACGACGCACCCATCATGGCCGAATTACTGGCCGGGACTTCTCCGCAGCAGCCGCCCACGCAGAACTACGCGATGGCGCTTGACGCGCTCCAAGGATTCAAACAGGGGCGCTTCGCCAAACAGATTGCCAAGTTTGAAGAGGGCCTGGAGAAGTTGAAAGACGGCTCCTGGAAGCGCTGGCTGGACCGTGAAATCAAGGGCGAAAAGGTAAAGAACGCGCCCGAGACTCCGACTGCGGAAACCTTCGTCAACCACTGGGTTGCCAAGCACAATCTACTGCCGCGCCAGTCAAACGGGAAGCGCTACTCGATCTCCTCGGACGCTGTGCTCAAGATTCTCGCCCGCAAATGGATGGGCGAGACCGCCGGTCTGAAGACCCAGAACTTCGTGAAGAACCTTCTCGGCGTTGGCAAAGAAGCCACGATTGACCTTTGGGCGGACAGAACCATGAGGCGCATTGGCTACGCGGGCCACAAAGAACGCTGGCGGATTCTCCCCAAGAATGCGACGGGGGTGTCGGATGAAGACTTCCTTTTCAGCCAAAAAGCCTTCCGCGCCGCCGCCGAAGAGCTTGGGATGGAGCCTTCGGAACTTCAGGGCGCGCTCTGGTTCGCCGAAAAGCAGTTGTGGGCGGACAACGGATGGGGCAGACTTGACTTAGGCGACTTCCGAAAGGAGATTGCCAAGACGGACATGTTGAAAAAAGGCATCGAACAACGAACGCGGCTGGCGAAGGGCGAGGCAAAAGCCAAAACCCAGGAGCAGCCTGAGCTAATCATGCCAACCGTTGAGCCCCGAAACTTACGACCATGAGCGCTGACTTTTCAGACCAAGACAAGCCCGATCTGGTGGAATCCGCCCGGCGTGCGGCACCCGACACCGAGGGGATTTGGGACCAGATTTCCGACTACTTCGACCGTCAGCACGCCCGCGCCGAAGCGATAGTGGAAAAGCGACCCGAAGCTGGAAACCCGCAACTGTTGTAATATGCCGTCTGACAACACCACTTCGATGCCTGTAGTTGAGCCCTCGCCGCAAGCCCAGGCACCCCAAACACCCCAAGCACCCCAAGCACCCCAAACACCCCAAGCCCCGCCGCCCGCTAACGCTCCTTCCCAGCAGCCCGCTGGCGCGCCGGCTGCCCTTCCCCCGGCGTTCCTAAAGGTCCCCGCCTTCCAGGCGCTCCTGGCCGGCACGCCGCCCGCAGTATCCATGCGTGTGAAGGGGGCTGAGGACCGCGACGAGATAAAGATGGTGTCCGAGAACAAGGAAGCCATCCTCGGGGCCGGAATGGGGTTTTACCGTTCGATGTCTGGCCAGTTAGGAGTGATCTTCAATGCCCTCAAAATCCATCCCCAGGACCTCCAGGCCGCCGATAAGGCGGGCAAGCTTCCGGTGGTAGCCCCCGACTTCGACACGATCAACCACGAGGTCTCCAAGCTCAATCTGACCCATCCGATTCGGAATGCTCAGCCGCCGCCGGCACAGTTTGCCTCCCCGATGTCCACCGCCGCTCCGCAAGCTGCTTCTGGGATGCTCCCCCTCGTTCCCCCGGCTCCTGCATCGGTGGCGCGGAAGCTGGCCGCCCAGCGGATTTTGAACATGCAGGCTGGGGCACCGACTTCTGGACCCGAACCGGGCGCTGGCCGGCTGCTGAATTCGATAATGAAGCCGGTGGTCTAGGCTTCGATCAGCCCAATCCGCACCGCAAGCCGGGTAAGCCCCGCTACATCGAACACCTGCAAGTCGTAGTAGAGTTCGTTGCGGTGGTATTCGACAGTCTTCGCGCTCACCCCCAGGCTCAGCGCAATCCCCTTCGTGGTCTCACTGAGCGCAATTCCGCGCCAGACTTCCTCCCGGCGTTTTGACAGCATCTTACGGGGGCCGACCAGCACGCCTCCCCCGCAGCGCACCGGGAAGTTGCTCACGGTGTTGTCTTCCCCGCTCTTTCGGATGTTTTTCATTCCCACAGAATACCGTAGTAATACGTAGCGGCAACCCCCGAGTCGCCGCTTTTTACGATTTGAGGGCCACTAATACGGAGGCCGTCCAGAATCAGCGCATCTTGAATTCCGTCGGGATCGAATACGGGGCCGACCCGCTAACTTCGGCGAACTTCAGAGAAATGTCATACGTGGCGGTCTTGCCGTATTGGGGATGCACGAAGAACAGCTTTTGCGACGGGTCCGCTGGGGTGAACATCTCACTTAGCCCGAACTCGTCCACTCCCGGAAATCCACCATTAACGAGGATCGAACCCGTCGCGTGCGGCAGCACAATATCCCGGTGCAAGTGCCCCAGAAGGTAGAAGTTGGGGGCCTTGCACCCGTATTTGTTCATCAACTGAGTGGCCGTGCTGACGAGCCGCCCGAAGGCGTGATTCGGGACGCCGAGCGTTTTGTCTCCCCCACGCATGGTGTCCCCGTGGGCAGCGAAAAAGGTGAAGCCCTGCACGTCAAACACCGCGTATGGCTGGGCGTCCAAGTTCCACTTGATGCTCGGGATGTCCCGCACCAACTCTCTCACCAGCGCGTAAAGAAACTTGTCAAAATTCGAGTAGCGGTTCTTCGTGGGCATCCGCTTCTGATTCTGGAAGCGCGTATGGTTTCCCACGCAATCGTAAATCCGAATCGCCGGGAAGTGGGGGGCTAAGTTTCGGAGGAACTGGGCGAGCGCGTGCGCGCCGCAGTAGAACTGATTGAACACCGGGTCAACCTGCCCCACCTCGTTAGAGTGGCTTAAGGCACCGTCAAGGAAGTCCCCCAACATAGTCACCACTAGCTCGGGCACCTCGGTAGTAATGTGGTTCTCGGAGATGGAGATAACCGACTCTTCCAGATATTTCAGCCGAGCCATGAAAGTCGCGAAGTCGTATTTCCCAAAAGAGAGCGTCTGGTCTGGGCTGACCTCTTTCCCGATATGGGTGTCCGACAACATCAGCAGCGCCGTCTGCGGTTTTCCGCTCCCCTGGCGGACTCCTTTTCTCACCGCCGGCTGCGGCGAGTAGGCCACGGGTGCCAGGGCGGAGACTCCCGAGACCAGCCGGTCAACCGCGTTCTCCGCCTTCAGGAGCTTCTGATACTTTTGGGCGAGGGACCCAAACTCTCGTTTCCAGTAAAGCTCGTCTTGCTTTTCGAGGTCTTTGGACACCGAAGAGCCGGAAGCGGCTTTGGGCGCGGTGCGCGTAAAACCCCCGTGGGTGACTTGCCGCTCAACCGCCCGGTAAGTGCGCCCCAGCTTTTCCGCTATCTCCCGCACTGTCACCCTCGCTGCTCGCAGGCTCTTCAGCTTCACAATCTCCGCTTTGGTCCACGCTGTCGTTTTCATTCAGTTCGATTTTTCTATCCACTACCGTCCGTTGTTGTTTTTCTGAGAGGACTCCCAGGAAAGCCAAGTCGAAGGCTTTCACCGCCGCTTCTGGGCATCCCCCCAGACCAAAAACGCAGGTGTCTTGGTCCTTCGGGTCTCCCAGAAAAGCAATCCACTCGCCACTCTCTGACTTCGTGAGCATTGGGCGATAGATGAAGTGCGGCGTCTGCGCCGACTCGGCAGCGGTCCGCTGAGCGTTCGCTTTTTCGGTCTCCGCCGTCAGGGCGGCAGCCTGCTTCTCCGCCATCTGATGCGCCAGCCGAGTGTTCTCTTCAAAAAGCTTTTCCAAGGAAAGCTGGTAGTCCATGCCCCATCGGGAGCTATCATCGAGGATTTTGTCCAGCCGGTCGCACGCTTTGATGAACGTCACCTCGGCGGCAATCCCCGCCTCGCCGGCCACTTCGGGGCGCGTTCCCGGCGTTTCACCCGGCTCCGCCGGCTCCGCGAACACCAAATCCGCCATTGCGCCGCAGATGGACAGCAGCATACCCACTTGGTTGCCGGTGGACAGGTCCCGGTGGAGAAAGGTTACGGGGTCTTTGCTTTCGCTCACAGGTGAATGCGTCCCAGATTGTGTTCCGCCCATTTGAGGACCCACAGCGCGTCAATCGCATTGTCGTCCAAGTCCGGGCGCGTCTGTGGAAACTGTGTAAACATCGCGCGCCGCATGGCCTCCTTATCTGCCGCACCCGATCCAGTGGCAAACTTTTTGAGCGTCGTCACGGGAACGCACTCGATGCAATCGCCCGCGAAGGCGAGCCACACCGCCGTTCGGAACGCCGACCAAAGCTGGGTTTGCTTGGTGTAGGTGGAAAACTCGACATCCTCAAAAACTACGATCTCCGGGCGCTCCACCAGGATAAGCTGGTTGAACAGCCGGGAAATGCGAGGATCACACCGGCGGGTCAAGCGCTCTTTCCCCCAAGCCGCAACTTCCTTTGCCGTAGCAAGCTGGAGGGTCTGGGCTCCCGGCAGAAGGCCGTAGTTCATGGCCACCCCGGTTTTGGTGCCCAAGTCCAGGGCGAGGATTTTTGGCATCATAGCAACAGTTCCTTATGTTCAGCGATCCCGTCACGCAGCTTGGCGATTGCTTTTCGGTGCGCGGCGTGGACGCCCGACCGCGTAATTCCAAGCAGGTTTCCGATCTGCACAAAATTCAATTCACCCATGTAAGCCAAGTCAAGGATCATCCACTGTTGCTCTGACAGATTATCAGCCAGCACGCGGCGGATTGTCTCCCAGTGGTCTTTGGCCAGCAACGGCTCCGGGTCCGGCGTCTGAATCTCACCCGTGATTATCTCCCGCTTGGAGATTTCTCGGTCGTCCTCGGGACCCGTAGGCCGGCCCCGATCCTTTTTCAAGCATCCCCCCTGATGATCCAGCACGTCCACCGACAAGACTTCGGCGGCATTACGGACCGTGTTCAAAGAGGACCAATACCGCTTCATCCGTCCGCGCAACCCCGCTTTGGCGAAGGCAAAGAACCTTCCCTTGCTCGGGTCAAATCGCCGGCCACTCATGGTCAACTCCTGATAACAGAGGCTTATGCGGTCTCGCACCCCGATTTGATCGTAGCTCACCCGCTGAGAGTAAAGCAACGCCGCGTGCATGTTGGCCATGACCAAAGTGTTCAGCGCCGTCTCGTCACGCCGCTTTATTTTCTGGGCAAGCTCCGCTTCCGCTTCGCGGGAGAGCTTCACCTTGTCAAACTGATCTAGCGGGTTGTCGTTCATTAAAATCGGTAAAACCTCCAAATTCGAGAGTTGTGCGCGCCCTGGTTGACCTCGCCCCGGATGGAGCCCTCGCGTTGAATCTGCTCCAGAAATCGGCTGATTTGATCCAGCCGAAGCGACTTGAGCACGAGGTCGTTTCCTTGCGTGGCAAGAACCGCTCGAAGCAGTGAGGAAACGGTTCCCTCCCAGAACTTGCCATCCGGGTTATCCCGAAAGTGAACCGCCAGGAATTCCACCAACACCTCTTTGAAGGACGCCGTCGGCGAACTTTGATACGTCTGGTCCAGCAGCGCTTTCTCTTGATACGCCTTGTAGCCATATCGGGCATCTCGCTCCACCTCGGCGGGCGGCTCCCAGTCCAACAGCCAGCGCAGGAGGAACGGAAGCTCGACGCTGATGGTGCGCGACAGTTCCCCGCGATCTGGAAAAACTATCTGTGAGGTGGACTGGCACCGGAACAGGCAGGTCTTGTCGAGGCTTGAGTTATCCAAGGGACCAACGATTCGACTGGAAATAAAGTCAAGATTCGTCGTGCAGCCGATTCGACCCATCCATTCCACCATCACCGCATTTTGAAACTTGGTGTTACAGAGAAACTGCTGGTTCGCGGCGACCTTCTTGAACATCATGTGCGTTCGATTCACCGACTGCTGTGATCCCGAAGGAGAGTCATCGTCCAGGACCCAGTGCGCCCGCTTCATCAAATGCGAGTTGAACGTCGAGCCCGCCACGAGGTAGTCGGAAGCATCGACGTATCCGCCCACCGCGTTACCAACCACCTGACGATTGCACAGAGTTTTCCCGATGCCCGCGCCGCCCATCAAGAAAAAGTTCTGCCCCGGGCGCGGGTCGTAGTTCAGCGCCGATTGGTAGAAGTGCTTGAAGCCGGCCAGCCAGAAAGGAAGTTGAGTCGGCGGATTGAAAAGCAAGTCCAACCACCTCGACAGGAATGGGAAATTGCCCTGGCCGCCCCAAGACTGGGTTCCTTCGGCAGGAGGCACCGGCGTTCCAGAGTAGGTGTTCAGCTTGCGTTCGCCGTCGAACATGATGAGCCCGGACCGGCGCAGCACAAACGGGGCAGCCCCGGTCACGCACTGGTGGTTGAACAGATGCTCCAGGGCGGCTTCCTGCTGGCTGATTCCGCCCTGTCCTGGCTTGGCGCTCAGCCGACAGGACACCTTGAAGTAGTTCAGCAACTCGGCTTTCTCCAAGGCCACATAGACCCCGCTTTTTCGACGCCAGAACTGCTTGGAGTCCCACCAGATGTCCTCGGTCGCTTTTGCTATGGCGTCCGCCTGAAATTTGTCGGTAAACTCTTTACCAAGCAAATCCGTCCAGGAATAGAACGGCTTTGCAGCGTGGGCGGCGAAGGTAAACAGTCCGCCGAGCTTGAGGATAGCGGACTGCGGCGACACACTCCCCGCGATCCAGAACGAGGGTCCTTGGGTGTCCAAGTCGAACGGACCCGGCCAGTTGAACGCAGGATACCGCTCTTTCAGCGCTTTCTCCACCAGATCAAGCGGGACGCCCTCGTCATCGCCGGCCTTGAATCGGAATTTCTTCCCGCACTCGACAAAGAACGATTGCGCCACGTTGGCTGGAACTGGCGGGTTAAGCTGTTCCCACTGGCACCCGTTACAGTAAAGCCGGCTGGTCTCCTCGAACGCTGGCCGGTCCAGGCCCGGGAGCAACCCGAGGCGCAGCCAGTCGTGAGCTTCCTGGAGGATGAAGGTGCAGAAGGCCCGGTCACATACGGGGAGGGGAACGTCAAGCACCCATACCAGCCGGAAGTTTCCGCCCAGCGAGGTCTCGAAGTAGGTGGGCTTGATCTCCATCACCTTTATCGCTTCCGCGATTCGCTCCGCTGGAATCTGAATATCGTAGTCAGCTACGAAACCGTGAATTGACTGCGGCGGATTGTCCTTGCTCACCCGCTGCGTAGCGGAGACGGCCTCAATCGCCGTGTAGAAGTTGTGGCGTGTGGATGGATTCTGATACCACCTTTGGCGATCCGACTTATCGCCGCGAATCTGCGCGGTGATCTCCTCGGTGGACTTGAATGCCCAGGGATCGGACGGTTGCAGCGACGGTGTGGTCAGGTTCTCTACGGCGAAAAACATTTGATTTAGGGAGCCTACTTGGATTTAGGTGCGGAGACAACCGGTTTCGGGAAGTTCAACTGAGCGATAGCGCCGAAGTAGCGGAGGGCTGCTGCGTCCCGGGCACGGGCTGCCGCCTCCTCTGAAAGGAAAAGTCCCAAATACACGCTTTTATTGTCCACGGTAATCCCGGCTTGCCACTTCTGAGCCTTTCGATGGAGAAATACCCCACGAAAACGGGACGTCTTCTGGGTCCTCGGCGTGCGATACGCCCTCTGGTTTCCCGTGTGAGTGGTCAACTCCAAATTCTCCCGCAAATTATTCAATCCGTTTCCGTCAATGTGGTTGACTTCCAGCCCAGCCGGCGCGCGCAGGATACAGCGATGGAGATACACATACCGCTTGCCCTCGTAGCGCGCGGCATTCCAAGTGTGCTTCCGTTTTTGGGCTGTCCAGCGGTGTTTACTAGCCCAGTTAAAAACATCGGTATCGACTTGGGCAAATAGCCCCTATGACAGCGGTAGCAGCTTTCTCACTTTAGGTAGTGTTTCACTTCCTTGGCTTCGGCTGAAATCGGGCATCCCCGCAGCCACTCGGGGCAGTAGGACATAACCTGCTCGACGTCCTTGGCCGTAACGTTTTGGTCTACTTCCAACACAGCTTCGTCGTGTATGCTAAAGAGGGTGGTCCAGCCGGCGTCTTCCAGCTTAATGAGATGCTCGGCGAACACGTCCCGCGCGGTGGCCTGAACGAGATTCTCGGTCAACTTGCCCCCGTAGAATTTCTTCCAGCGGCCGTCAGTGGTTGCCGAATACTCGGTTGACCGCTTCGGCAGGCCGGTCTCTTTGTCCTTCTCGATCCGGGTGGATGCCCGCACGCGGTCATACCGGAGCTTTCTGCCATTGGGCAAGGTGATCGCAAAATCGCTTCCCACCGACATCTTGAACGAATTGCCCAGCCGCTCCCACAGCGCCACGATCTTCGGATTCTGCGCGCGAAAATCCTTCACGATCTGCTTGCTCGTGGCTCCCCAGCCGGACGCTTTCTTGACTGCCCCGGTGAACGGATTAGTCTCCTCGATCCACTCGGGATCATCGACGGTAATGTCCAGCCGGGCGAGGTCCTGGGCCATAGCGATGAACTTCTCCCATCCGCACTGGTAGCCAAGCCCGAGGATACGGGCTTTGGCCAACTTGTATTGCTTGGAATTCTTATCCATCTTGTCCCCGGTGAATCCCATCGACGTGCGAGCGTGGGCCACGTAGGGAGAATCGCCCGCAGACACCCGCTTGAGGAATTCCCAGTCACCCACGAGCCAAGCCAGCACCCGGGGCTCGATCTGGGACAAGTCCGACACGATCATTTTCTTGCCCGGGCGCGGGATAATCAAACTCCGGAAGTCGATCACGTAGCGCATCCAGGAGGGTAGCTTTCCGGTCTCTTCACCCTCGTCCAGGCCGGCATCCACCCGCTTGTCGCTCAACTCCAGCAGCCCAAGCTCGTTGCACACGGCGGGCCGCTTGCGTTGGTTCTGGAGGTTAATACGGGCATCCCCCGACCAGCGGCCGGTGTGAGCGCCGAAAAACTTCAGAGAAAAAGGCAGCACTCCCTCCGGAGACAGGCGCTCCTTAATTGTCTCGAAGCTCTTGTATAGCTTGTTGATTGACCGCCATGCTCCGAGCGCGAGAATCCAAGGATGCTTCGGCGCGTAGGTTGCCTCCCAGGCAAGATAGGCTTCCTCGTCATCGCCCTTCACCGGAGGGCACGGAATACCAACCCGGCGGCATTGCTCCGCGATGCACTTGGTAGCCGTGGGCTTCACGTTGAATTCGTCCCAAGTGTCATCTTCGCCGGACTCCTTGATCCAGGGGATTAGGTTCTCGGTGTTTAAACGCATCTCGTGCGATTGCCAGATGTAGTCGTTTAGCTTTCCGGTGTCGATCTGGACGCCGCGCATTCCCTGCTCGCGCGTCATCACGCTCAGCCGGCGCTCCAGTTCGGGGAACTGCGGCGAGAACTTGTCCCAGAGCTTCCAGCACCAGAGGGCGTCCGACCGGCCAGCGGCCATGATCTGTTCCCGCTCCGCTTCGCTATAGTCCTGCGGCCAGTTCTTCCCATCGGCCACGTCGCGGTATTCCTTGCTCACCCGGACGCCGAAAAGATGCTCCACTGCTTGCTGGAGCGCCCGACGATTGCAGAGGTAGGAAGTCAGGTCAGCGGTGCAATACCAAGAGGGCGTATCCAAGGCGGGTGCCCAGCCCCGCTTGACCATCTCCAGGTAAACCGCCTTATCGAATCGGGCATTGTGAGAGAGTAGCGGGCGGCCCTTAATCGAATCCCAGTTGAAATCCTTCCGGGGGCCAGACCAGCACTGCGACCCATCGGAGACTGAAATCAAGTAGGGATCGAATAGCTCGTGGGCGCAGTATTGCTCGGGGATCATTTGCTTGAGCCCGTAGCGGAGTTTCTTCGAGTAGAAAGTCTCGAAGTCGATTGCGACGGGATTCAAGCGCAACGGTCCTCCACCATCGCCCGGTAGGCGTCAATAGTTCCTGACATTTGAGTTATCCTTTCTTCGAGAATTGCGATCTGCCGGTCTTTCTGTTCCAGCAGGCAGCCGGGACACACACCTGGATCAGAAGCGTGTGCCCGGCAGATTGTTACCGAGTCCGGCCCAGCGTCTTGCCGCAAGTCGGCTGGCGTCTCACTTTTTCTTGAATCATTCGACATACGAGCCCATTGAGGGCAGCCCCAACCTTACCAAGGAGGGCACCCGTCAGACAACTGCTATTTTCGGCAGGCTCCAGCGGCTCGTATAGCTGAGTCGGATGCTGGTTCCGGATGTTCCGGACCAGCGCCTCGACATCGGCGCTCACCTCGTCCAGGAAGTCCTGGCCCACCCGGTTGAACCGGCCGCCCCGAAACTTTTCAGAGCACCGGAGGGCGTGAGCCCGGATTGCGGACTCGTTGAGAAAACGCCCCGAGGAGAGATCGAGTGGCACGTCATTCATAATCGTCCTCGCCTTCCAGTTCCGCCGGTATCTCAAAGGACATCGGCTTTTTGTTGCAGGGACACAGGACAGCGCCAGACTCTTCCAGCCACTTCCGGCTGGTGCGGATGGAATAGCCGCAATCTTTGCACTCGCACTTGACCATGCGGGTGGTTTGTTTTTTCGTGGGCCGCTGCGAGGGCTTCAGTTCCGCGTGCGGGTATTCGCCTAGGTCTTTCACCCAGCCGGCGGCGCGCTCCAGGAATTCCTTGCCACCCGTGGTGGAAGTCATTTTACCCTCCAGACCGATTGAGGTGGCGCACGCCTTGAAAACCTTGCCGTGCTTTGCCTTGTTGCCCACGACTGCGTGACAGACTTCGTGTGCAAGGATTGCGAGGACCCCGACTTCACCCAGCGGCTTGTAGATGCGCGGCGAGATGAAAACCTGCGCCACGCTATCCCCGGCGGACTCGGCTGCCCAGCACTCACCACCAGCGGGACGCTTCGAGGACAGACCCCGGCTGGAAGGCCAGCCGCAGGACACCCGGACCCGGGGCACTTTATATTTCCCCTTCTCGAAAAGGGGAACCATTAATCGGACAGCGGCCTCTAGCCACTGCTCGCGCGTTTCGTATTTCAACTTGCTTTGTTTTTTCATAAATCACTCTACCGGAATCGGCACTCCGTTGCAGCGGTCCGTTCCGTGCTCCCACGAACGGCTAAGCAGTTCATCTTGTTGCGCGCGGTTGAGCGCAACTGGCGCGACTTTGAAGTCTACCCCCACATACTGAGAACATAGCGGCATCTCGCTCGACTTCGTGTCTGGGTGGCGGGGCTGCTCATGCCCGCAACGGTTGCATTTCCATTTCATAAATTATTTGCTGCGACCGAATTCATCCACTTCGCGCCAGACCTGTGCCACCACTTCCGCCGGCATCCGGCCCATCGAGCGCGGTTGCAATTCCACTCCGAAGCTCTGCCAGTCCAGGTCCCCATTGGCCCGGCGCGGCACCTCCAAGTCAGTGCCCTTCGCCCAGGAGGGGCCCATCCACTCACCGCGCTGCCGGGCAACTTCGTAGGCGTTGCCGTTCTTGTCCACCACGATATGGCCCCACTGGCCGAAAGCATCCGGAGCATTCGAGACCGTCACGACGCGAAAAGCAACCGGCGGAAAATTGTCTGGTTGCGCCTGCGCCCAGCGGAGGGTGTCTTCGGCCTTCTGGAGCCACGCCCGGGCGCGCTTCGCGTTCGCCAAAGCGATCTTGGTCTTCTGTTGAACCAATGCGGACTTCGAGCTAAAATGAATCCGCGCCAGCGACTCGTGAACTTCGTTTATATTCATGCCTCTAAATTACCAGAGTGTGTAAACATTGCAACCCCTAAAAGCGCGATTTTTACGATTATAGTTTTACTAATAAAAAGGGCCTGTCCCATAAGGACAGGCCCTGCGAGTGCTTTCTTAGCCTAGCTGGCCGCTTCCGTCTCCGGCGCGCCGAGCACAGAGGCAACGAAGTTGAGAAAAGCGGGGCTGGTCTTCTGCCCGGGCAGGCAGACCGGAATCCACGCCTTGTTACCATTCGGGTAAGGCTTCTCGCGGGTGGCGATAGTGAAGCTATACGTCGGATACCCTTTCTTGAGGATGCCCACCGCGCGACCGGTGAAGAACACCCGCTTGGCCGCCTCGGTGTAAGCCGTGCCTTTCATCGCCCACAGAGCGAGCGCGTATTTCTTGCCGTCCACATCATAGCCGAACACCGTGTCATCGTCGGCGCAGTCGTCCGGGCGCTGGACGGCAACGAGCGCATCCGCCAGAGGCTGGAAGAGCTTCATTCCCGAAGCCTTTTTCAGTTCAAACTCTTTGTGGTCCAAAGTCCCCCCGTTCTGGGCAACCTCGGCCTCCGAGTTGAGGGTTAGGCCCTGGACGCCACCCACGACTTTCTCGCTGAAGCGAGTGGGGCGGAAACCAAGGACCACGATAACCGCCGGAGCGGATGCTTTGGCAACTTCGACACCCTTCTCCATCTTGGGCGGAGTGAACACGACCGTCTGGCGACCCAGGACCACCATGCCGGGCGAGAAGGACTCCTTCAGTTCACCGATGTTCTGCACGAGGTTGATGCGCGGCAGAATGATGTCCTTGAAATCCGGGATTTTGTCGCCCAGGACGAGACCGCTCGGGCCAATCTTGCTGACCGGCTGCGGTGCGGTAGTCGCGGGCAACTGGCTCGCGGGTGCCGCAGGCGCAACAGCCACAGGAGCGGCAGCCACAGGCGCGGGAGCGGCGGGAGGCGGAGGTGTCGGCGCTACCGCATCAGCGGGGGTGGCCGGAGTTTGATTCGAGAAGTTTACTTCCATTTTGTTTGACCTTTCATTTTTATTTGTTTATGTTTCGTTTGTTCAATCCTTCACCGGGATCGCTCGCAAGAAGGAAAACTTGTCCCCGAGTTTAACAGCACCGGTGTCCAGTAACAACTGCTTAAACTCCTCAACGGTATTTTTCTTGTGGCCCCGAGGAGCCTTCTCGGAAATCAGGTCCTCGACGCTGCCAAAGGTGCATTCAAGCGTAGTTTGGAATTCCGACTCGGTGAGATACTTGAGAGCCGCCGTCTTTAGCTTCGCCATGTCAAGAAGCTCCCGCTTCTGCATCTCCTGGACCTTCTGTCCCGCCGGCATGGGGGCATCGCCACGGATCACGCGTTCAGTCACCTGGGACCGGAACGCATCGCACCAGACTTTGAGCACTGCCGCCAGCCTAAGGCCCAGCGCGGTCTGGTCCGGCGAGTTAATCAGGCTCGGCGTGATGTTCTCGGGAATCTCAACCGGGTGAAACTTGCGAGCCACTTTGCAGGCGAAGGCGCAGACTTTATCACAGCGGCCAAGCTCCGCGCAGAAATTACAGACCGGCACTCCAGGCCGGGCCATCGAAAAGTCTCCCTTGCTACGGGCTTCCCGGGCGCGAGCCACGACCGTCTGCACCCGCAGATACAACTCGGGGATTTGATCCCGGTTGAACAGGGCCTCGCTGGTGTAGTCCAAGTGCGGTTGCTTGAAAAATAGGCGGACCGAGAGCAACGAAGGATACATCCGGAATAGCCCCAGCACGTAAGCGATGCCCTGGAGGTTGTTAGCGGCGCTCTCGACGGGCCACTTGCCGAATTTCCAATCGAACATCTCGGCGTGCGTCTTGTCCCAGTTGAGGAGAACGCGATCCACGTAGCCGGAAGTGGTGCAGTCAGCGTCCGGGAATTTCAGGTCATCGACGGCCAGCTTGACTTCCTTCAACTCCGTAACCTTGAAAAACTCAGGCTTTGCGTGCTGACCGTCATACCGTGCCTCAGCCCGCGCGCGGTCCGCTTCCTCCTGCATGATCTGAGCATGGCGAGCCACAAAGTCCAAGCACTCAGCGGCGGCCATTGTATCTTCGTCGCTCAGCCGGTTATCGTCCTCGCCCGTCTCGACGACACCGTGGGCGCGCGTCCCGGCGGTAGTGCGCTCGTGCTCAACTTTCGCCTGCTTTCCCCGGTAGCACGGACACCACTCCAGATTCTGGAGGGTGGACGGGCTATAGGGATGATGCTTCCTGTCCTCGGCGACAGGTGCGACAGGTTCGACAGGTGCCGGGATAACAGGTTGGTCACTCATTTTCAGTAGGCTCCTCCAGCGAGAAGCTCTTTCAGGCGGCAGGCCACCTTGTAGAGCGTGCGGCACTCAATCACCCGAAGCGCCTGCGGAGAGATGCCCAGTTGCTTAGCGCACTCCTTGGCCTCCATCAGCTTCGGAAGCTGGTTTGCGATAACAGCGCCGGCAGCCACCTCTTGCTTCCAAGCGGCGGAGCGGTCGACTTTGCGCGCCAGGGGAAGCCCGGTCTTTTTCGACAGCTTGATCTTAGCGGGCATTGCGGGCCTCCTGGACTGCGTAGAACGCGCGGGTTGACTTGACTTCCTTCCGTCCCGACGTCCTCCGGAAAACTTCGGAGGCGGGTGGAGTTTGATGACCGTTCGCTTTCGCTTGGTCACGAGCCACGAGGCGCTCGGCTTTGGGTATGTTCGTCATATTTAATTTTGTTCAATATTACCACTCATTGACGGGAGTGACAACCGTTTTCTTACATTAAATCAGGGCGGGACCAAAGACACTTGACACAGTAATGGCCCCCGAGAACTGGGTCTCTACGAAAGGTGTGGACTATTTGCCCATCACTCGTTTGGCAAGCTGATCCCTGGCGGGCTCCCCTGTTGGTTTCCAGCCGTGCTCTACCGCATTCAGGAGGTTCTTTTGTCGCTGCGCCTTTGCGGGAGTGGTGGCTTTTGCTTTGACTCCGCCGGGTGTTCTGACCTGGACTTTTCCGCCGCCGACTGATTTCATTTTGACGGGCATAGATAGTAGTGAGTGAGTAGGTGCCGCTGCTCATAAACAGTCCCCCAGGAACCCCCGCTTGGTCAACACTGTCCGCACCGCCATTGACCACTTGCGGCACCACTGCGCCGATTTCTTGAGGTAGCATGGACGAAAAGAGCCGTTGCCTTTCGGGACCTTGCCGTGGCCGCCCCGGGACTCGCCCAGGTAATACGGCTGCTCTGCGGCGAGCACCGGAGAGATCACCATCAGAAAACGGTATCCCGGGCGGCGCTCAATCCGACAGTCGGAGTCATACTGAAAATGGTTCTTCCGGTAGGCGCGAGTGCTCATAGGTAAGCAGCCCGGTTGATCCTCCGGCGCTCCCGGCGGTTCGGAAAACCCGGCGGAGGCGCTTGATGGACATACGGCGCAGGTGGCGCGGCGGGCTTGGGCGCAGGAGGCGGAGCCGGAGGATGCCTTCGCGCTGCCCGGTTGGGTCCCGGATTAGGCTTCTGGTAGTGTTTGTGATAGGCGTAGCGCCAGCCGCTTTTCTCGCGCGCTGGATTCTCCAGGGCATCAATGGACGTCATCAATCGTCGGTGTGCTTTCACCTTTTACCTTTCGGATTGGCTGATCTGTTGCAGTTGGTCTGAGGTGAACTCGTCCCGGAAGTGGCGTTCGCTGGTGAGGATGAATAGCCCCACGATGTCCCGGGGCTGCTCTTC